TCGAGGTAGTCCGGCCCGACCTTGAGCCAGCGCCTGATCATGTCGACCCGGTCGAGGATCAGGCCACCCGTCCCGCCCGCGCCGGCGACGCCCCAGGCGTTGCTCAGCACGGTGGTCGAGCCCGGGTCCTCCGGGTCGGGGTAGAGCTGGCGGGCGATCCGCACCATCGGCCCCAGCACGGGGTCCGCGGACACCTCGGCCGCGATCTCGTTGATCGTCTTCCGGCGGTGGTAGTACTCCCGGATCACGTAGACGTTGTCCCAGAGGTCGGTCTGCAGGAACAGCACGACGGTGGGGTTGGTGAAGCCGTAGTCGGTGGCCAGGTAGAGCGGCCGGCGCGGGTCGTAGGTGTAGTGGCCGACGTGGATCTCCTCGTCGAAGTCCTTGAAGACGGCGCCGACGTTCTCGGTGAAGTCGGCCCCGATCTCCTGGGCGAACTTCTCGGCGGCCATCTCCGACTCCATGGCCTGGATCTCGGGGTCCCACCGGCCGCCGGGGAACAGGATGTCGTTGCTCCAGCTGGGCATCCGGATCGACCACCAGCCGTGCTGGCCCTGCTGCCCGCGCTGCCAGAGCTCGTAGAACCAGTTCTTGCCCTCGGGGGTGGAGGAGAAGAGGGCGTCGCCGTGGTAGTCGGCCAGGGTGGGCCGGATGTACTTCGTCCAGACGCTCGGCTTGAGCTTCGCGGCCTCGGCCAGGATCACGCTGGCCAGCGCCTCCCCGACCAGGGTCTGGGGGTACTTCGCGCTCTTGGCGTGCACGAGGAACCGGCCGCCCCAGAGGCTGATGTGCATGTTCCCCGAGATGGGGTCGTTGTAGGTGCCCGGCCGGTCGAAGGGGACCTCGAGCTTCTCCAGGTCGTTGTAGAGCACCCGGAACTCCTTCTCGGCGTCCGAGTACTCCGGGCCGATGATCCAGTGCTCCGAGCGCTTCCCGTGGGGCTCCAGCTGGTCGCGGTTGAAGTAGGCCTCCAGCGCGCGCGGCACGAGCTCGTGGCCGCCCAGCGTCGACTTGCCGGTACGCCGCCCAGCGCAGACCACGCGGAAGCGGCTGCGCTGCATCTCGCGGTGGATCCGCCGCTGGACGGCGTGGGGACGGTAGCCGATCTCGGCGAAGACCCCGGACAGGCTCAGGGCCTTCGGCATGGGCTCACAGCCTCCCGGTGCGGGCCTTGCGGTAGGTCTGGGCGCCCGTCACCGCGGCGACCGCCACGCCCGTGGCCACCGCGGACGGTCGGCGCGTGGCCAGCCCCACGTTCACGATGGGGCTGCCCACGGAGACCCCGCGGTGGATCGCCTTCTGCACGGCGGCCGGCCGGGAGAACTTGACCCCCGAGCCGACCTTCTTGACGCGCTTCCCACCGGACTGCGAGCCACCGCCGCGACGCCCGCCGGCGCCCCAGCCGCGCGTCGAGCCGGCGTAGCGCCCCTTGGAGTCGCGCAGGACGCGGCCAGCCACTAGAAGCCGCCGTCCTGGTAGGGGTGCGTGCTCTGCTCGACGTGGGTGTCGCCGCCGGCGTAGGGCGGCAGGTTGCGCGAGCGCACACCCGGGGTGAAGTCCTCGGGCTCCTGACCGGCGCGCAGGGCGTTGAGCGCCGCTGTCGAGAAGTCGACATGGGTGAAGCCGGAGCCGTCGCTCTTGACGATCCCGACCTTCTTGCGGGACAAACCAGCCATGGTGGTCCTCCTGTAGGTGGCCTCGCCCAGGGGCGAGTCTAGGTCACCACGATCATGTGGTTGCTGGCCTTGACCGGGGTGGCGGTGGGGTTGTCGATAGGCAGGGCCCAGAGGTAGTAGCTGCCCGGGGTCACCTTGTCGTCGACCAGCAGCGACAGCCGAGCCCGGTGGGGGGCCGGGAAGGTCGCCTCGTCGGGCGTTCGCCACTGCTCGCTGGCCCGGTCGGGCAACGGGGCGCCGTCGCCGACCAGGGCCAGCCGGAGGTCGGTCAGGGCCAGCGGCTCGCGGTTGACCTCCTCGAGCACCCCGACGGCGTAGTCCGAGAAGCCCCCGGTCACGCGGATCGTCCTCATGTCAGCTCCATCTGGAAGGCGTAGGCGGCCTTGCCGTCGAGGTCCAGCTGGTAGCGGCCGCTCTCCAGCTCGAAGACCAGGTCGACGTCGCGGGCGGCCAGCAGCATCTTCGCACCACTGCCGGTGAGCACGACCGCAGTGAGCACGACCGCGCCCAGCCCGCCGACCATCTTCGTGCCGGCGGATCCGAGCGCCGAGGTCTGGTCGACGTGACCGACCCCGAAGCTGGACCGGAGGTCCACGACGACGATGGCGATGGACTGGTCCAGCCGCGCGTTGCCGATGCCCAGCTTGATGCCGGTGCTCGACGTGTTCGAGGAGGACAGCGCCCCGCCGCCGCCGGCGGCTCCCTTGGCGCCGACCCCAGCCACATCGGAGGCGACCGAGACCGAGCCGGACCCCGTCCGGGCGTCGGTGAGCCGCTCCCCCGTGACGACCACCGTGCTGGTCTGGCTGATCGCACCGGCTCCGGATCCGGCCTTGACCCCCGAGGAGGCGATGGCCGCCGGCTGGTCGAGGGCGGCCGTCCCGGTCACGGCCTTCGTGCCGGTGCTGGTGAGCTCGCTCGCCTGGTTGAGCTCGCCAGCGCCGGTCCCCGCGGTGACGCGCGCGCCCGAGCTGGTGAGGACCTGCCCCTGGGAGATTTGCCCGGCCCCGGCCCCGGCCTTCCAGCCCGTCGAGGTGAGGGTGGAAGCGGAGTTGGATGTGGCCGCCCCAGATCCAAGTTTCGAGCCCGCGACTTGGATGTCCGTGGCCTGGTTGACGATGGACGTGCCGTTGGTGGCCTTCGAGCCCGTCGCCAGCAGCTCGCTGGGCTGGTCGACCTGGCCCGGGCCCGCGGCCGCCCCTGGGCCGTAGTCGTCCTGGTAGAGGTCGGCGTAGGTGACCTGGCCGCTGGTGCACTCCAGGGTCGAGGCCTGGTCCAGCTGCGCAGTGCCGCTCGACGCCCGGAGCCCCATCGAGGCGACGTCGGATGTGAGGGTCAGCGCGCCGGTGCCCGCGGTGAGCTTCTGACCGGTGACGACCAAGGCCGAGGTCTGGTCGAGGGAGACCACGCCGACGGCGGTCTTCGCCCCGGTCGAGACCACGACCGAGGGCTGGTCCAGCGCCCCCGTGCCGGCGGCGGTCTTGGAGCCGGTGGCCACGACCTCGGAGACCAGGTCAACAGCGCCGGTGGAGGCCGACTGCTTGACCCCCGTGGACACGACGCTGCTGGCCTGGTCGATGGCTGCAGTACCCAGGCTGAGCCGGGCTGACACGGCCTCGCTCGTGCTGGTCTGGGAGAGCACCGCGGTGCCGACCCCGCCCTTGGCCCCGGTGCTCACCAGCTCGCTGTTCTGGTTGAGCACAGCGGACCCGGCAGCAGCGCCGAGCAGCGCGAACATGCGCTGGCCGATGATCCGGACGCCGGCCGCGGTGAAGTGCACCGAGTCGTTGGCGTAGTACGTGGTGCCGACCGGCGACAGCGCCTGCGCCACCTTGGTCTTGTCGGTGGACGCCACGGCGACCGCAGCGTCGAGCAGGGCGAACTTGTTCTGGGAGGCCAGCAGGTCGGGGCGCATCTGGTGGTTCAGGTACGGCACGGCCGGCGCGCCGATTGCCGTCCGGATCGCGTCGATGAAGGCGTAGAGCTGGGCCTTGAACGTGGCCGGCGGGTTGTTGTTGATCCCGTCCGTCTCGCCGTGGTCGGCCAGGATGGCCACTGGTACCGAGCCGGACCCTGCCGCGGCGAGCGCGGCCTGGTACATGGACACCGCGTTGGTGTAGAGGTTGTTCGAGCTCGCTGCCGCGGAGCTGTCCCAGGAGAGGGCTCCACCCTGGCCGTCCGGGGTGGTGAAGCCGGTCCCGCGCCGCGCGGCGTTGACGATCAGCAGCTGGCGGCCGGCGGCCAGGCGGCCGGCGGCGATGTAGGACCGCACGAAGCGGTTCACGAAGCCCATGCCGTAGGGGTTCGGGTTCACGTCCGCGGACCACAGCACCTCGGCTGCCGGCTGGATCGACCCGGCCGACCACTGGTAGACCCCGGTGTCGTAGTAGTCGTCGGTCGCGTTCCAGTCGATGGCCGCGCCTGCGTTGATGGACTGGCCGACCAGCAGGACCATGTCGTAGTTCCCGGCCGGGGCGCTAGCCGGCGGCGAGTAGACCGGCAGCGGAGAGGTCCGGTCGGACTGGAGCTGGACGTAGGTGTAGCGCTGGTCCATGACCTGGGAGGTGCCATCGTTCGAGCCGATGTCCCAGTTGGTCAGCGCCGCGGTGCCGAGGTTGGCGGTCGTGCCCCCGGCGGACCCACCGGTGATGACCGTGTCGGTGCCGGGCTGGCACACCTTGAGCGACCAGACGCCGTTGCTGGTGGTCGAGCCGACGGTGATGTCGAGCACGATCTCGTAGTCGGCCCCCACCGCCATCCCGCCCGAGATGGTGGTGACGGCCAGGCTCACGTTCCCGAGGCCGAGCACCTGGATCTGCCCGGCAGCCGTCCGCTGCAGCTTGATGACGATTGCTGTGCCGCCACCGCTCCACCCGTGGAACATGTTGCGGGTGACGCTCTGGCTGGCCTGGCCGCTGCAGTACCGGAAGCGCGCCGACTGCACCTTCGAGGCGTCGGGGTTCAGCCGGATGATGGACGGCTGGGTGGCCGCGTTGGTCAGCCGGTACCACATCCGGTTCGCCGCGTCCTTGAAGAAGGTCGCGGAGCCCCCGCTCGGGGCGTAGACCGTGCTGGCCGGGACGTTGGCCGTGGTGCAAGCGGTCCCTGCCGCTATCCCGCCGAGGTTCGGGTCACGGGTGAGGAGCGTCCCGGCCATCGGCTCAGGTCACGACTCCCCGGCCGTCCGCGGCCACGTACTTGTACGGGATGTGCGAGCCATCGGCCTTGCGGACCACCGGAGCGGTCTTGGAGAAGCTCATGGTCGACCCGTTCCAGTACGGGCCCCACGACTGGACGTAGAGGTAGTCCGCCAGCTCGTCGGGGCGCCAGAGGCCGTTCCACTTCGGGTCGACGACCGTCAGCGAGCCGCCGTCGATGGGGTAGCTCTTCCCGTTCAGGTTCAGCGACCAGTGGTCGTTGCTGTGCGTGATGTGCACCTTGCGCTGCCGGCCGATGATCTCGCAGCCCTCGAGCAGGTAGCCGGCCGTGCGCTCGAAGTTCAGCGACCCGTTGCCGAGGCCGTTCGTCACACCGGTGGCCGCGTCGGAGCGGAGCCGGCGCACGATGCCGTTGACCGACTGGAAGCCGACGAAGTTGGCGACCCGGCAGTGGTGGGAGTAGACGTCCTCGGCCAGGGCGCCGTAGGCGTTCTGGTGGGTGAGGCCCATCGCCCCGAACACCGGCCCGCCCAGCGCACGACGACCGTCGATCTCGACCCGGCGCTGGACGTGGTAGCCCGGCCCGGAGACCGACAGGGCCGACGTCTCGCCGGGAGGGGCGCCGGCGTTGCCGTCCCAGCCGACCAGAAGCAGGTCCTGGAACAGGGTGTCCATCAGCGCGCGCTGGCCGCCGCTGCCGTTGTTGTAGTGCTGCACCAGCGAGTAGATGTGCCCCTGCTCGGTGCCGGCCACCTGGAAGTTCTGGAACGTCTTCGGGGTGGTGGGGTCCAGCGACTTGAGCAGGACCAGCTGCATCGGCGTGACGTCGTCCTGCTTGGGCACGAGGGCGGCCTTCGTCGAGCTCCGCTCCTTCATCGTGAAGACGGTGCCCTTGCTGCCGCCGAGGGTGCCCTGGCCGCTGCCGATGATCCCGCCGCAGCCGGGGGCGACGCTGATGCCCGCCAGGTAGCCGGCGGCGAAGTCCGCCACCTCGAAGCGGCCCTCCGGGAAGGTCACCACACGCCCGTCAGAGACCCGGGCCAGGACGTCGGAGACGGTGTCCCCGGACCGGTAGAGGCTCTCGTACCGCACGAAGCCCGGGCCGCTGGGGCGGTCGTCGGTGGGCTGCAGCGCCTGCAGCTCCACGATGCGCGCCTGCGCAGCCGCGAGGTCGCCGGCCAGCTTCGTGATCTGGGCCTCGTCGGACAGGTCGTCGGCCTTGGCAGCCGCGAGCTCGTCGGCCTTGGCCGCCAGAGCGGCTCGCACCACGGCGATCTCGGCGTCAGCCCTCTCGCCCATCGACTCGAAGCGCCGCTGCTCTTCCGCGTAGCTCATCAGGGGAGGTTCACGTCGACGTCGCTCAGGGTGTACTGCCCCTGAGCCGAGAAGGTCTCCGAGGCCGACAGCGTGCCGCCACCCAGGAAGGTGCCGCCGGTGGCCGCGGTCCACAGCCCGAAGTGGGTGTAGGTGCCGGCCGGGACGTCGAACACCGGGTTGGCCAGGTTGTCCAGGTTCGCCGCGGCCGCGGCGTTCCAGGTGATCGCCTTGCGGGCGTAGGCCGGGCTGCCGCCGGTGGCCTCCGAGGCCCCCGTGGTGCTCGGGTCAGCGGTGTGCAGCGAGGCGTAGGCAGCCACCCCCGCCAGCGCGGTCAGCATCGTGTTCTTGGCCGAGGTCGAGAGAGGCATGGAGCCCTTCCAGGATCATCGTGGCCTCGACGCCGCTCAGGCTACCTCAGGGCGTGTAGATCTTGACGTCGTCGACCAGCGTGGTGGCGGCGGTTCCCGAGACGCTGGTCTGGGACATGGCCACCACCTCCCCGCGGAGCCCGTTGTAGTCGGCCACCGGACCGATGTCCCAGGTCGTCGGCTCGGTGGTCCCGTCCAGCCAGGCCCGGGCCTTGTGGTTGCCGGCGGACGGCTCCACGGCCAGGTTCCAGACCTTGCCCCCGGACAAGTCCAGGGTCACCGAGTTGCCCAGCCAGGTCACGCTGGCGTTGACCCAGCGCCCGATCCGGAACACCCCGGTGCCGCTGAGCGCCATCACGTAGCCGCTGTCCAGCGCGGCGTTGAAGCGGTAGCCGAAGTAGGCCGTGCCCCCGGTGGCCGGCGGGGTGACCCGCAGCGCGGTGAGCTTCCCGTCGCTGAACATCGCGTTGAGCCGGATCATGGCGCTGTTCCACTGGGCCGTCGTGCTGGTCAGCTTCGCTCGGTTCGTGTCCACGGCGGCCGTCCCCCGCACCGTGGTCCAGGGGCCCGGCAGGGCCGCGCCCGTGGCGGCCACGAAGGTGTAGTTGTCGGTGGTCGTGTAGTCGTAGCCCGCGATGCCCTCGTGGATCGTGTACCAGTCCACCATCAGGTGGCCCTCGGTCGAGTCCGCCGGCGGCGTCGAGCTGTTCAGGTTGGTCTCGGCCTGCAGCCCCGAGCGCTTGAGCTTCTGGGGGATGGCGAAGGTCGCGGTCAGCGTCCGGACGCCGTCGACGTAGTACCGGGTGGACTTGTCGGTGATCTCCACCCGCGAGGTGTGCCAGCCGACCCCGATCTGCACCCCGGTGTTGATGGGATAGGGGGTCGAGGCCCCGAGCGCGTGGTGGTTGTGCTCGATGGACCCGCCGTTCAGTCCACCCTCGGCGAAGTCGAGCTCCTCGTCCCACTCGTCCGGGGTGGTCCACAGCAGGAAGGCGATCTTGTAGAGCGGGATCGGCCGGTCGACCCGGAAGCGGGTCTCGTGCCGCACCAGCAGCCGGCCCGTGTAACCGCCCGGGATCGGGCAGGCCACCATGTGCTGGGAGGTCCCGTTGACGATCTCGCTGTGCATCCAGAAGTCCAGGACCCCCTTGGAGTCCGCGACGTCGGGCCGCATCCCCGCGCTGAGCACCTTGTCCGGCCGGTAGGTGCCGTTCTTCGAGGTGTCCTGGAAGTTCTTGTACTGCGGGATCTCGGGGTAGACCGTCTCGATCTGGCCGAGCGCCGCGGTCTTGGTGAAGTCCTCGGCGTAGACCAGCTTCCAGCCCGGCAGGTCCGTGGCCGGCATCGGCTGGGAGGTGTCGGTCGGCGCGGTGGTGTCGACCGAGCCGTAGGTGGCCGCGGCGTAGGCCGAGAGCTGCTTGACCAGGTCCCCGGTCAGGTCGGCGCTGTTGTGCACCGCGATCTCGGCGATCTCGCCCGGGTAGAACTCGGCCGTGCCCGCGGTGTTCGAGCCGATGGCGCCGGCCAGCGACGCGGTGTCGCTGGTGAGCCCGTCCGCCTGGAAGTCGGTGCGCGCGGCGATCTGGGTGCCGTTCTTGAACAGCAGCAGGTCCGAGGTGTTCCAGCGGTAGATGGCGGTGAGGATCATCACCTCGCTGGTGCCCGTGGACGTGCCGGTACCGATGGCGGCGACCGAGGAGTTGGTGTCCAGCTGGCGGCCGAGGGCGACCGGCACACCGTCGGTGTTGCGGTGCTGGATCACCGTGCGGGCCGTGGTCGTGGCCGTGCCCGTGGACATCCCGAACAGCGTCCGCACGCCGCTGGTCAGCGCGTAGCTGGGGGTGCGGTAGATGATCGAGATCGTCAGGTAGGGCTTGTTGCGGGACAGCGACAGGGCCGAGCCGCTCAGCGCCAGGGTGTGCTTGAGCCCGTCGAAGGCCAGCGTGTTGTGGCCGTTCAGCGCGCCGACCTTGAGCAGCGGCTGGTTGTTGGCTGTGGCCTGGGCGGCGGCGCCCGAGCCGGTGCGCGGGTTCCAGGTGCCCTGGGCGGAGGAGTCGGCGCCGGTGAGGTCGTCGGCCACCAAGCGGTAGGCCAGGTCGGTCGTCGGCATGGCGGCCGCGAGCCGGGCGCCGGTGCTGACCAGCGTGCTGGCCTGCATGATCGGCACCCCGGTGCCGGCCCGGTTCGCCGCGACCTTGGAGCTGACGCAGGAGACCGTGTTGCTCTGGGTGATCGTCCCGACGCCCACCGCGGACTTGCGGTTCCGCAGGTTGTGAGCGATGTGCAGCAGGCGGTGGTGCTCGAGGTGGCCGGCCGTCCCGACCGGGTTGGGCAGGACCCCGGCGGCGCCCAGCGCGTTGTGCTCGGCGTGCAGCTGGTTGTGCACGGCGCGGTGCGCGGCCCGGAAGTCCGCCTGGGTCATCGTGTCGAGCAACTCGGTCATCGCCCGCCCCGACCCGCGGGACAGGTAGGCGGTCCTCAGCTCGGCGTGAGCGGCCAGATGCCCGGTCTCGTTCTCGGCCAGGTCCTCGTCGAGCAGGATCGCCACGAGCGCACGACCACCTTCCGGTGCTTCATCGTGGCCTCGACGCCCGCCAGGCTAGCAAGGAGAAGGGCCCGGAGCCGAAGCTCCGGGCCCTCGCCCGTATCGCGCCCCTACCCAAGGACGCGCCCACTGTAGCCCGTCAGGGCTTCATCGCGCGAGCACCAGCTTCTCGGAGCCGGTCCCGCTTGACGTAGCTCGACAGGGCCACGGCCGCGCTCGAGATCACGCCGCCGATGAAGATCCGCAGCACCGGGTGCAGCCCGGCGTAGATCTGCTTGCCCTCGTCGGTGGTCAGGTAGCCGATGGTCAGGTAGAGCGCCGGCGCCAGGAAGGCCGCGATGGTCGCCGCGATCACCTTGGGGCTGACCGGCGTTCTCGGGGGCGTGGGGCCGGCCACGTCCGGCTTCCCGTCGGCGTTCTCGTCGAGGTAACGCTGGCCGCTCACGACTGCTCCTCGACCACGAAGGCCTTGAACGCCGGGCCGGCCAGGTTGATGAGCGCGGCCAGGCCGAACTCGCCGATGTCGCCGTCGACGATGTCGTCGTGCATCTTCTCCTGGAACACCTTGACGCTGGCCACCGTGGCCGCGTCGTAGTTCCCGGTCCGCAGGATGTCCTTGTCGTTGACCTTGTTCAGCAGGGTCTGCAGGTGGAATACCGAGTCGGAATCCCGGACCCCGGGGTTGAGCTTATCCAGGTAGATCACCCGGTCAGTCGGAACGGCGTGCTCGCCCTTCACCGCGGGCGTCACGGGAATGAGCGGGTGGTAATCCCGGCCCGGGTAGAACGAGGCGTGCGTGTGGTTCTTGTGCGACTTGGAGGGGTTGGGGTCGTTGGCCGCGAAGTAGCGCCGCCAGCCGGCCGAGGCGTAGGTCTCGGAGATGATCCGGCCGTACCAGATCACGTACCAGATGCCGAGGCGCTTCCGGTTCTTCCAGAGGTACGGAGCGATCTTGTCGCCCATGGTCTTCGAGCACATGAAGTCGACCGAGTAGCGGGCGCCGTTCTCCCCGTGCCCGGGGTAGGTGCTCGTCCAGTCCGGCCGCGAGAACAGGGCGTCGATCTCCTGGGCGGCGTGCAGGACGTCCTCGTCGGTCCACAGCTTCACGCTGGGTGGGTGCATGGTCATGGTCAGCCCTCTCTCAGGCGGGTCGCAGGAAGCTGAGGGCGTAGCGGTAGCCGGCCTCGGTGACCAGCCACTTCCGCCCCTTGATGGTGGTGATGGCCACGCCCGTCGTGATGGCGAAGCCGGGCTTGCGCTTGAGCTCGGCCTCCCCCGTGGCGACGTTGACGCCCCAGAGGAAGTTCTTCCCGTCGTCCGGGTCGACAAATCGACTCCGGTCGACCACGTAGGTCCGCAAGTACGGGTTCAGGTCACAAACGACCGGTGAGTGGTCACTCCCGTACTTGTCCAAGACACGGTCACTCTTGGCCCAGCACCGGTCGAACCAGACGTAGTCGATGATCCGGTCGCCGTGGGTCGGCTGGTCGTCACCCAGGGCCTGCCAGCACGACCGGAAGCCGACCGCGCCCATGCGCCGGCGCAGGTCCTCCCCGGACGGCTCGTTGTGCGCCAGGTTGAAGTCCCCGGTCGCGGCCACGGCCGCCCCGGTCCGGCTGAACGCCCGACAGATCTCGGCCAGCGCGTCCATCTGCTCGACGTAGACAGCCAGCCGCTTCGGGACGTCCTTGCGGATCTGCCCGTCGGCCTCGATGCCCGGAACGATGTGGTTGTTGACGACGTAGGTCTCCTCGCCGGTCGCGCGGTGCTTGAGCCGCACCCACGTCAGCGCCTTGCGGATGACCGTGTCCCCGCCCGTCCCCGGCTCCCAGGGCTCACCGCCCAGGTTCACCACCTGGTAGTCCTCGTCGACCAGGTCGTAGACGGCCTCGTCGAAGAAGATCGGGATGGCGTTGTTCTTCGCCGTCGACCCCCAGCCCAGCGTCGCCATGAAGCTGCGCGCGTCCAGGTAGGAGGCGTCCACGCTGAGCTCCTGGCAGCCGATCACGTCGGCGCCCGCGTCGATCAGCGCCCTCAGTCCTCGGCGGATGTTCGCGGGGGTGTTGCCCATCCAGACGTTCCAGCTGGCAACGGTGGGCGCAGACCTTCTCGACATAGCTGTCCTTCGGGAGGGTGGCCTCGACCCGGGGTTCAGTGTAGGGCCGAGGACGGAAACGCATCGGAGGTGCGGAACGAGCCGAGGGAAGGCGGGGGCGGGTGATCGCCCGGGACGATGCGCGGCTGACGGGGACGAGACCGCGAGGGGCGCGCGGTGGGCAGCTGCAGGGGGAGCGCTGCACCCGGGAGAGGCATGACGCCCGAGGAGCGGGACGTCGACTGGGATGCGGGGCGCCGGCGACGACGGATTCGGGGCGGTAGGGGCCCGGAGAGGGCTGCGCGGCGGCCGAGTCTCGGAGAGCGTGAGACGCCGCGAGCGTAACCGGCGAGTCAAGCCGACGCAAGGATCAGGCGGGGACGGGGGCCTGGAGACCGGGAGGCGGAGCGGTTCTTGGGTGGATATGTCGATCTATGGGTAAAGTGATACCCACGACAACTGACAGTCGTGAGCCACCAGCGGGAACGGCTCCGGAAGTCGGGCGAGGCCAGGTCGAGAACATGCCGCGTCTGACCTCGGAGAGGTCCGCGGCGACGAGCGGTGCACGTCAGCGGTCGACACCTAACCCAGGGCCGCTGGCCCTCGACAGAAGGGCACCACATGTTCAAGCAGGGCTCACTCAGCCGGCTGCTCGCCGGCGTCTTCGTGGTCTGCGCGTTAGCGCTCGGAGGCATCGCCCAGATGACCTCCACCCAGAAGGCCGCCAACCTGGCCAACGGCACCCGGGACACCTTCGAGATCGGGTCCGGCATCATCGCCGGCTCCACGTCCGGGGGCGGGGACAAGTTCTCCGAGGCCATGGACATCGCGTCCGCCAAGAAGCCCGCCACCCCCTGACCCGTCCCGGTCACCCCACCAGAGCGCCGCCGCCGGCCAGGGCGACGGCGCTCTCCCATCTCCACCCCCTACCCCAGGAAGGCCCGCCGATGTCCCCCACCCTCAAGGCCCTCTGGAAGTGGATCCGCACCCCGAACCGGCGCTGGATCGACTTCCCGCCGAAGGCCGCCCTGACCCTCTTCGTGGCCTACTGGTGGTTCTGCTGGGGCCTGACCAACAGCATCGTGACCGGCTTCTGGGCCGTGCTGTTCACCATCGGCGTGCTGATCGCCTGGGTGCTGCTGCTCAAGGTCTACGACCGCCGCGCCGAGCTCATCGACGAGGGCCTCGAGGTGCCGTGGTGGCGGCTGCCGTTCAACCTGGCCAGCTCGGGCAAGAAGTTCGGCGACGTCGACGAGCGCTGGGCGAAGTACACCTCGGCCCAGAAGGTCTCCTGGAACGGCATCGAGCCGAAGCTGCTGCGCAAGAAGCTGACCCCGGGCGGGGAGGTCCGGGCCTTCGTCTCCCCGGGCTCCCTGGGCGGGGACATGGCCCGCATCTCCGCCGACGCCGCCACCGGCGTGCTCACCGGGGTCATGGACTGCAAGGAGGTCTCCATCAGCCCCGTCGGGGACGGCGCCGGCTGGGTCACCTTCTGGAAGACCAGCCCCCTGGCCGAGACCCGCTCGGTGCTGGACCTGCCGCCCTCGGGCACCAGCTCGCTGTCCTTCGGCTGGCAGAACGACGGCAAGGCGGCCACGGTCCCCTACGGCTTCAACCTGCTGGTCGGGGCGGCCAGCGGGGCCGGCAAGAGCAAGTTCACCTGGAACCTCTGGTTCGACCTGGTCCGTGACCAGACCCCGACCCTGGTGCACGTCATCGACCCCAAGGGCGAGATGAAGTGGTTCCGCGGCTGGGTCGGGAAGACCTTCGGCGACGGCCACATCAAGGTGGCCTCGTACATGACCACGCTGGCCGAGGCCGAGGCCCACTTCGCCACGTTGCGCCGCCAGCTGCACGAGCGCCAGGACATGCTGCCCCCGGGCGAGGACCTGGACGACCCCACCGACGAGATGCCCGGCGTGCTCACCATTATCGACGAGGGCCTCGACGTCGCGCCGCTTTTCCAGGCCGGAATGGCGAAGACTGACATGGGCGTCTACATGTCCCAGGGCCGCAGTACCAAGGATTTCGTCTGGATGAGCGTGCAGGTCGCCACCGTTCAGGAGATCGGTGGGATTCGCAAGGCATTCCAGTTCCGGGCATCTCTTCGCCAGACCTCTGCCGAGGACACGAAGGCCGTTCTGGGAATTGGGGAGAACGAAGGTGTGCCCTGCTCCAGCATTCCCTTCGATATGCGCGGAGTCGGCTACTACGTCACCGAAGAAGGGGTCCGGATGAAGTTCCGGACCGCCGATGTCGGGAAGACCCACGTCCGTCACCTGATGACCACCGGCAAGCTGCCGGAGAACATGATGACCCGCGACCTGGCGCGCGAGCTGCGCAACGGCCAGCGCCCCCACTACGGCTACCGGGCCTACGGGCTGGTCAAGGGGCGGCCGGTGCACATCTACTCGGGCGAGACCAACAAGCGCGACCGGCGCTACGCCGAGCACCGCCGCGACGACATCTGGAAGGGCCGCTGCCCGTTCCCCGGGTGCGGGGAGACCGATTGCAGCTGGTGGGCCAAGCACGTCGACCACACCACCTCCGGGGTGTTCGCCGGCGAGCCCGCGGCGCGCGACTGGGAGTCGGCCGAGATCCACGCCCTGCAGCCGATGTTCAACATCGCCGGCGCCGGCAACAACCGGCACGTCCACCTGTCCCGGCTCACCTACCGCGGCCCGAAGTTCGAGCGCGACGGCGCCGTGGTCAAGACCCCGCGGCTGCCCGGCCGCCGGCGGCCGAAGGCCATCACCGCGGTGCCCGAGCCGGCCCCGGTCAAGCCCCTGGTCGCCGAGCCCGTGCGCCGGCGCCTGGTCCCGGCCAGCGAGCTCGAGGCGGCGGTCCCGGCACCGCGGCCCCGCCCGCGCCGGAAGGTCCGGCCCGAGCCCGCGCTGGTCGGCCGCAACGAGCACCTCACCCACATCCCTGGCTACGGAGAGAGCGAATGAGCACGCACACCCGCCGAGCGCACACCCGGGTCGTCAACGGCCGCACGATCCAGGTCCGGGAGAGCCGCCCCGTCACCCGGACGGTCAAGGGCGCGACCGTGACCACCAGCAGCTGGACGGCGAAGAAGCGCTACCGGCGCTCGACCTGGGTGGCCGCCACCGGGATCGGGATGATGGTCGGGGCCGGCAAGATGATCAACATCGGCGGCGGCAGCCCGATGGCCAAGGTCGCGGTGGCCATCGGCTTGGTTCTGCTCGTGGTCGCCGGGGTGATGCGGCTGGTCAGCCTGGCCCTCGAGCACCGCCGATGAACCTCGGACGCGGCATCGCCGCCGGGGTCGCCGGCGTGCTGGTGGTCGGCATGGTCGCCTTCAACATGGACGAGGTCGACGTCGTCTGCGGGCCCGACCCTAGCGTGCCCGCGGCCTACAGTGTGGGCGAGAAGTTCGGCGACGTCGGCAAGGTGCTGCACGCCTTCACCGAGGGCGACGCCCCCAGCGTGCCGGAGGTCTACCGCACCGTCATGGGCGGCATCGGCACGGTGATGGGCTGGGTCGACAACCTGGGGGAGAACACCAAGACCGGGGAGGACTCCAGCTGGCAGACCGGCTGGCGGGTCGAGAGCGACCGGCGCCGGGCCCTGGCCATCGCCTCGTGCTGCCCCACCAACGCGGTGACCCCGGACAACCCCGTGCCGGACGCGCCGCCGCCCGAGGCCGAGCCGTTCGACCCCAAGCTCGCCAGCATCAGCACCAGCACCGGCAGCCCCCAGCGGCCGGGCTTCACCCCCGAGAACAAGTCCATCGCCCAGGTCGTCGTACGCGAGGTCGCCGCGGCCGGGCTCGACGACCGCGCCGCCGTCGTGGCGCTGGCCGCCGGGATGCAGGAGTCCGGGCCGAACGGGCCGCGCAACCTGAACTACGGCGAGGGGTCCTCCCTCGGGCCGTGGCAGCTGATCGACAGCAACGGCACCCGCGAGCAGCGCCTGGACGTCACCTACGGGGCCCGCTGGTTCCTCACCCAGCTGCAGGGGGTGCAGGGCTGGGAGCAGATGAGCATCAACGACGCGGCGCAGGCCGTGGAGCGCTCAGGACACCCGGACCGGTACGGACGCTGGGAGAGCGACGCCCGGCGGCTCCTGGCGGCCGTGGGCGGCACGGAGGCGGGCTCTCTGCCGCCCGCGACCACCGAGCCCATCCCGGCGTGCCCGGCCGGGGGCGGGACCGTGCAGGGCGGTGTGGCCACCTGGAACGTGCGCTACGGCAACGCCTTCGCCAACGTCCACGCCGGCCTGGCCGAGATGGCCAAGACCAGCGCGGTGATCGGGCTGCAGGAGGTGTCCCCCGCGGTGCGCGTCCGGCTGCGCAAGACGGCCGGCTGGGAGATGACCAGCAACAACACCGCGACCCCGATCATGTACGACCCCAAGCGGTACATGATCGTCGACCAGGGCGTGGTCAAGGCCCTGCCCGAGGGCGTGCGGGTCGAGTACTCCCCGGTCGACGGCAGCCGCTCGGCGGGCCCCAAGTCCATCGTCTGGGCCCAGCTGCGGGACAAGAGCTCGAGCGCGGTCTTCTACGTGGTCAACACCCACATGCTGGTCAGCAAGGCCGCGGGCCCGAAGCGGCGCGCGGCCTACGACCGGCAGCTCGCCGCGGTCACCCGGGTCGTGGCCGAGAAGCGGGCCCTGGGCGCCACCGTGCTGGTCACCGGGGACTTCAACGACCCGTGGAAGGTGTCGTCGTCGACCTCGACGGCCATGGCCGCGGTCGGCGCGGTCGCCAGCTGGCAGAGCCTCGGCCAGCTGAACACCCACGGCACCGCGACGCTCGACGACGTCTGGGCCGCCGGCGCATCCCCGACCAGCCAGGCCACCCTGGCTCCGCGCGGGTCCGACCACCGTCCGGTCGTGGTCACCTTCGCCGCGGCCCCGGGCGAGGTCACCGGCGGCGGCACCTCGCCGGCGAGCTTCGACCAGCAGAAGAACCCCCGGACCGTGGCCCAGGCCATCGCCTGGATGCGGCAGGCCGACGCCACCGACGGGGCGCCCGGGGAACGGGTGTGGAACCGGTGCGAGCGGTACATGAACCTGGCCTACGGGCTCGGGAGCGGCTACGACACCGCCCGCCAGCACTGGGAGGCCCCCGGCGAGCGGCACCCCGGCAAGGAGACCCCGCCGCGGGGCGCCCTGGTGTTCTGGGGTGAGAACCACGTCGCCTTGTCACTGGGCGACGACATGATCATCTCGACCGACTACAACGCCAAGACCGGGCGGTACCAGCAGGGCATGATCTCCGCCGGCCCCATCACCGACATCGACAAGTGGGGACCCCGGCTCGGCTGGCGTCCCCCGACCTTCCCCGGGAGCGCAGCATGAACGTCTTCACCCAGATCGCCGTCGTGATCGTGAGCCTGCTCGCCCTCGTGGGGGCGACGCTGATCACCATCGTGTCCGCGTGGAAGCCCAACGACCACACCCAGGAGACCGAGACCTGGGAGGGCGGGGTGCTGGTGCGGACGCGGCGGGCCCAGGTGGCCAGCCCCGTGCTGACCTGGATCCAAATGTTCCTGGCCATCGAGGTCACCGGCCTGGTCATCGTGGTGGTCATCCATGTCGCCTGAGGTCGGGATCGAGGCCCCCAGCGTCGAGGAGCTCTGGCGCGCGGCCGGCGCGGCGCTGGCCAAGAAGGTCGCCGCCCAGGCCGAGGCCAGCAAGCAGGCCGAGCGGATGGCCAACACCTGGCGGTGGCTCTACCACCACCACGGGCTCACCGCCCGGGAGATCGCCGACGGGATGAAGACGGTGGCCGAGGGCCGCGCCGTCGTGCTCGACCGGGCGGCCGGGGCGGGCTACGAGATGGTGCGCAAGAGCGTCGGTCCGCGCGAGTCCTGAGCAGCGCAGAGCCCCCGCCACGATCCAATGGCGGGGGCTCTGCTGTGCCCGAACGAGGAGCGCTGACCAGCCTACTCGGCCGTGTCGGTCTCCGGCGGGTCGACCTCGTCGCGGTCCATGCTGCGCGCCGCGCTGCTGACGCTCGGGACCTTGGTCATCGGCGCCGACTTCGCCCACTGCCGGCCGAAGAAGCCGTTGTAGGCGTTGTAGGCGGTGACGTCGTCGCGGCGGACCGCGGCGATGTCGGCGTTCTCCGAGGGCCCGGAGGCCTTCTCGTTCTGGGAGCCGGACAAGACCACCTTGTGGCCGCCGTAGGCGAACAGGGCGCCCTTGACGTGGGTGTAGGTGCCGACCACGATGGCGCCGCCCACGATCCGGCTGTTGCGGACCTGGACGTTCTTCGCGCCGACCAGCTCCTTGAGGACCTCGCGGCTGGCCAGCACCTTGATGCCGGTCTGCCAGTTGATGGCGACGTAGACCTTGCAGCCCTTGGCGGCCAGCGACTTGAGCTTGCGGGCGTCGCCCAGGGTGCTGCTGGCCCCCGACCACATGTACTCGTTGACCCGGAGCTCGCAGCCCTTCCCGGGCTTGACCAGGTCCAGCTGCGTGCGCAGCTGGCGGGTGCCGCCCGGCATCAGGTGCAGGGTGAGCGGGCCGGCCTTCACCGTGCGGTTGTAGTGCGGCTGGTTGCGGTCGGTGACCGCGTTCAGCCCGTAGGCCACCAGGCCGTCGTAGATCGTCTTGTTGTCCGCGACCCGCTGCGCCTCGTTCCAGCTGCCGCCGATGTTGGTGTAGGCCAGGTTCGCCGAGCCGAAGTAGGAGACGTAGCGCTGGCTGCCGGTCTGGGACAGGGTGACCAGCTTGGCGTGCAGCTCCCCGGTCGGGCCGAAGCCGGACGCCCGCGGGGTGAAGACGTAGGACGGCTTGCGCTTGTCGCTCCCGAGCTCCTTGCGCAGCCGCACCACCTGGGCGCTCTTGGCCGCGGCCCGGCTGATGGCGGCCCGCACGAGCACGCCGCGCTTGTGGGCGGCGATGAGCTGGTCGGTGACGGCGACGTCGTCGAGCAGGTACATGGTCATGGTGATCCGGCTGCCCTTGGGCGCCGCGGCGACGTCGCGCGCCACGGCGTTCGGGAAGCCCCGGTAGAGGGTCGGCTCCTGGGCCTTCGAGCCGGTCAGGATGTAGGTGGTGCTGGCGCTGGCGGTGGCCGCGGTGCCGGTCAGCAGCACGGCCAGGACGCCGAGCAGGATGGTTCGTGCGAGTCTCATGGTCTTGCCTTCGCTCCCCGAGTGGGTGGGTGTGGTCGTGCGGTCGTGGCCCCTCGTGCTCGAGGAGGTCCGCGCGCCGGCTGCCGGCCGGTCACCGGTACTGCCCCTCAACGTCAGGGTCTCCGGTCTCCTCGGCGGTCCAGTCGGGGTCCACGGGCTCGCGGAACCGCAGCTTGCCGTCCGCAGCCGCGACAGCAGCGACGGCGCGGGCCAGCACGGGCCAGTCGCGCAGCAGCTGCTCCTGAGCCTGCTCGTGCACCCGCGGGGCGCGGCCCTTGTCCAGCCAAGCGCTCGCCACGCCGGCGAGCAGCCGGCGCAAACCGGCGGACGCCAGGCGGGCCTCGGCGTGCTGCTGCTCCAGCTCAGAGGTGAGCCGGATGATCTCGGCGGCCTGGGTGTACGCCAGGCAGTGGTCGGCAGGGTCCGGGCGACCGGTCAGGATGCAGGTCCCACCGTTGGAGCTGCCGCGGTGCTTCTCGTGCTCGACCAGGGTGACGGCGGCGGGGCTGACCGTCACCTCGGCGCGTCCGCCCAGGGCGGCCTCCCCCTTCTCGGTCAGGTAGTACCGGCTCTGCTGGTCGTCGCGGCGCGTCATCGGGACCCCTCCAGCCAGGCGTAGATGGTCAGCCGGCGGACGCCGGCCTGTCGTGCGAGCTCGGCCACCGGGACGCCGAGGCCGGCCGCCTCGCGGACGTGGGTGATCAGCCGCTCCCGGGCCTCGGTGCGCTGCAGGTCGGCGTGAGCGAGGTCAGCCGCGGCGTACTGAATCGGTGTGGGCTCAGGTGGTTGTGACATGGGCATGACCGTACACCACATGGACAGAGTTGTGCAGCAACTAGATGACGACGCCCGTCTTCGGTCGCGCGGGCGCCTTCGCCGGCGCCGCCTCGATCTCCACCGTGCCGCGGGGGAGGGGCGGGGGAGTGGTCTCCTCGGTGGTCTCCTCGGTGGCCTCGGGCTCGGGCTCGACCACGTCCGCGTCGACGACGTCGGCGTCCAGGTCGACGAAGATCCGGCCGCCCTTGGCCGCGTCCTCCCACTTCGCCGTCACCGTGGTGGTGATCTCGGCCTTGTCCGGGACCTTGCCCAGCGTGCGGTCCAGGATCAGCTGCGCCGCGGCGACCCGGGCCGCCCCCGAGCGGTCGTAGCGCGCGGTGCGGACCAGGGAGTCCAGCACCTCGGGAAGGGAGGACATCAGCTTGCGCTGCATCCGCTTCTCCATCGTGGCCCGCAGCGCGTCGTGCAGCGTCCAGGGGATGGCCCGGGGCGGGTGCCCGGAGAAGTGGCCGTTCTGGTCGCGCAGCTGGCCGCGGATGATCTCCTCTTCGTCCAGGTCGTCGATGGTGATCACGCCGTCGATCAGCTGCTGGTAGCGGTCGGGGACCCGGGCGTTGCTCTTGCGCCGTGGCCGCGGCCGGCCGTCGGGGCGGAAGGTCTGGCGCCCCTCGGTGCTCATGGGCCCGAGGTTACCTTCCGACGCACGAACGCCCGGCCTCCGCGAGGGAGACCGGGCGTCCGGGTGGTGCGGGTCAGGCCTTGCCGGCCTGGGCCTTGTCGTAGGCCTCGACGTAGCTGATCTTGATGCGGCCCGTGTCCTTGACGTTCCACTCGGGGTGCACGCGCTGGCACCACTCGCGGGTGGTCTCGCCGGGCTGGACGGTCTCGTCGATGGTCTGGGTCTGGGGCATGGCCTTCTCCTGGGGTTGAGGAACGTTGTTCGGGGAGAGGCTAGCCGATCAGTCGTCGCTCGCGCGCTCGACCATCTGCTCCTTGAACCGGGTCTGGAACGCCAGGAAGCCGAGCTGGTCCCAGAGCGACATGCTGTCGCTGACGATGGACTGGAACGAGGTCTCGCCCTGGTCGTCGATGACCTCGGCCAGGACCGTCCACTTCGTCACCAGCGTGCCTTCGACCGCCCCGGTGATGGCGCGCTCCAGCTCGACGACCTCGGGCGAGTCAGCCATGGACGTCCCGCCAGCGGGTGCCGGCGGTGCCATCGCTCGGCACGGCCAGGCCGAGGATGGCCAGGTGCTCGCCCAGGGGGAAGCGCTGGCCGCTCGCGGTCTCGGCCCAGAGCACGCCCAGCCAGCGCCCGTACTTCTCGGGGTCCTTCTCGGACTGGATCAGGATGCGCCGGTCGCCGGCCTGGATCTGGGCATTCCACCAGGCGGTGGCCACCGCAGCGGCGCTGCGGGCCACCTGGCGCTCCAGCTCGGTGGTCAGCGGGCCCTGCTTCTCGGGGGTGTCCCAGCCGTGCAGCCGGAACTCGAAGTAGCCGAGCTGGCGGTAGCCGAGGTCGACGTAGCACCACCAGGTGTCGCCGTCGACGATCCGCCTGGGCAGCGCGGTCTTCACCTCGCGGATGTGCTGGAGCTCGGTCATGCCCTCATCGTCCTCTCTGCCACCGCACTGGTGTAGCTCCACCAGGTCTCGTCGCCCAGGGACAGCAGCCGGTGCTCGAGGGCGACGCCCCAGGTGGGGTGGCCGGCCATCGCCGCGGCCAGCTGGTCGACCATGGCGTGGTCCTCGGGGCTGGGCCCGGAGGTGTCGGGGTGGGCGTGCCAGAGCTGGACCTGGCCGGCGGGCACGCCCCAGTAGGCCAGGCCGATGCGGCGGGCCATGGTCAGGTAGTCGAACTCGAACGAGCTGGCCGGGTCGGCCGCGGTGTTGGGGATGGCCACGAACATCGGCACCCCGGTGATGGGCCGGCCGCCGGCCCCGACGGCCAAGCGCTGGTCGGGGTAGAAGAACACCCCGCACCCCTCCAACGGCAGCGCCGCCCTGGCGTAGACCAGGGCGGCGCTGAGCATGACCGGGGTCGGCTCGGTGGCGATCACCCGACCATCCGACCCGGGGGCGGCGGCGGAGGCGGAGGCGGACCGGGCGGCAGCCCAGTGACCGGCTCGTACGTGGCCTTGAAGATGTCGGGCTTGCACGGATAGAACTCACCCTGCACGCCCCGGATGATCCAGTCGTCCGGCTTGACCTGCATGACACCTTCGAGAGTGGCGATCAGCATGAAGCCGGTTCCTGGGTCGATGCTGACTCCCGAGGCTGGCAACTCAGCGATGTCCGGGTCGAACGACCCCTGAGTGTTCTGCTCCACCCACTGGTAGACGTCGTGCATCTGGGCAGGGGTGCCGGCCAACTGCCGGGCTTCGATCTCGACGGGCTTCTTGCGGTACCTGGACGTGGTCTGGCCTTCCTGGGTGTGGGACCTCTACGACAAGGCGTCGTCGAGGGTGTGGCCGCTGGCGTAGATGTGGCGGCGCTTCTCCTGCAGCTCGAGCACGGCGTCGTAGTGGTCGTCGGTGGGGCTCAGGTCCTCCATCACCCCGGCCGAGGCCATGGTCTCCTGCTGGACGATCCGGCGCTTCTCGGCGGGGGTGAGCACCTCGTGCCCGGCCGCGAACGGCTGCGGCGTGCCGGCCGAGCCCCCGTACTCCGAGGGCCCGCGGTTCTTCGCGCTGTTCAGCGGGTCGTAGACGGCCATCAGACCACGGCCCCCGGCCGATCGAGCTTGGTCGGCATGGTCGAGGGCTCCCAGGACCCGGTCACCTTCTGGCCTGTGATCGGTCCGGGCATCTCGCCCGCCAGCGGAGGCATCGGACCGATGCCGATGTTCAGACCGGACATCCCGCCCTCACCGACGGGCACCCAGCCGGTGATCGTGACCCGGATGGCGGTGTGCTCCCAGTGGGCTCGGCGCACCGCCTCGGCTGCCACCACCCCGGCGTCGAACAGGCGGGCGTGCTCCGGAGAGAGGCCGGCCCGCTTGATCGGGTCGACGGCCTCGTGCACGAGCTGGTCGGGCAGGACGTCGACGGACTGGGAGAAGGTCATGGCGTCAGGGTAACGCGAACGGCCCCCGCACCGGTCAGGGTGCAAGGGCCGCGGTTCGTGCGGGCGGGGGTCAGATGCGCGCGCTCTGGGTGACCTCCCCGCCCTTGATGCGCGCGCCGGCGTCGGCGTGCGTGGCGGTGCTGGCCAGGCCGACGCCGGCGAGCACGGCGGTGAGGGCGACCAGGGCGGCGGTGCGACGGATCATGGTGTGGCCTTTCGTTCCGGAGGGGCCTGGGTTGCCCCTCTCACCTGGTCTATCGCTGCAGCCGGCGGCTTCGTTACACCCAGGGCCCGCTCGACCAGACGGCGTAGGCCGGGGCCGGTCGGGCTGCTGAGGGCGGTCATCTCGTCGGCGTGCTGGAGCACGGCCTCCAAGGCCCGGGCCAGCCGCTCCTTCTTCGCGGTCTCCTGGGCCAGCAGCGACAGCACTAGTCGTGACCACCACACACCGAGCAACCGTGCTCGGTGTGCTCGTGTGGCGGCACCTCGGCCGCACCTTCGGGCTCCTGCACCTCGACCATGGGCAGCGGGCCGGCACCGTCCTGGGCGGCGAGGATGGCCGTGGCCGCCTCGGCCTGGACCAGGTCCTCGTCGCTCACCCCGGCCCTGATCAGGTCCGCACGTCGAGCGGCCGCGGCGCCGATCTCGTTGTAGTCCATCCGCGGCATCTCGTCCGGGGGTAGCCGGACGTGCTCGTAGAAGTGGTCGTCCAGCTGCGGCACGGTCGTGACCAGCGACTCCACCAGCTCCTTGAGCCGGCGCGTGGTGGCGCCCAGCGCGGACGACACCTTGTGGGCCACGGTGCGCTCGGTGTCGAGCTGGTGCTGCAGCTCGACGATGCGGCGGGTGTGGTCGTGCGAGAAGCACTCGACCGCCTTCTGGCCCTGGGTCAGCACCTGGCGGGCGATCTCCAGGCGCCGATCCGGGGAGGCGTCCTCCCACATCCACACCCACTGCTGAGGCGTGGGCCAGGCACCGGGCGCGGGCTGGCGGGGTTCGGTGGTCTCAGGCATCGGGGTCTCCTTCGGGGTCCTCTTGGACGGGGTCCTCGACCGACTCGAGCAGCTCGATGCGGTCGGCGGCCTCGGTGAGCAGGTCGCACATCGTGACGCGGTCCGCAGGCATTATGGCTGCGCCCCGTCTCTTGAGGTCCGCATCCACGGTCCGGCGCATCCGCTCGACCAGGGGCAGTCGCGGCTTACCCACCGACGATGGCCAGCGCGGTGCGGACGTGGGCGTCCCAGGCCGTCTCGCCGGTGGGGAGCGGGATGTCGGTGCGGAAGACCTCCCCGCCCTCCACGGCGTAGGTCAGACCGCGGCTGGTGGTGACCAGGCTCAGCTTCTTGACCGGGGCGCCCTCAAAGTCGACCACGAGGTCCTCGGTGGCCTCGGGCTCGACGACGTGCGCCTCCCGGGGCAGGTCGCAGATGTCGGTGTCGCCTAGGCGCGTCACCAGGGCGTTGCACTGGACGCTCATGCCGGTCCAGCCAGGGTCGAACTCGTGGCGCCCGTCGTAACTTGAACGGTCCTGGTCGCTGTTCACTTCGGTACTCCCAGCTCTTGGGCCACGGCCCGGAGGACGACGTCCGGCTGGACGGTCCAGGTGGCCATGTTGCGGGTGACGAACCGGCGGAGGCCGATCCGGGTGAGCTCGCGGCTGAACATGTTGATGCTCGCCGGCGTGCGGCGGGCGTCCCTGGCCGCCTCGCAGTAGCGCTCGTACAGGTCCCGGGAGCGGTAGTCCCCGCTCAGACCGTCGAGCGTCCGGTAGACGTCCTGGACGTTCACCAGCCCGACCCCGATGGGCTCGATGTCCTTCAACTTCGCCATGTTTCTACCCTATCTGCTCTGCTCGCACGAATCTAGCCCTGACCTGCTCATGGGAGCGGCCGTTGAGGTCGGCGACCTCGTAAGAGATAACCGGAGGTTTGGATGTTGCGGAGGTTGGGCCGATCACCGGGTCGCGCACGCCCGCACGCACACGCCTGCGTGTGTGCACGGGAGAGGTGGGGTGTACCGATCCTCCGTAACCTCCCGAACCTCCCGAACCATTCAGCCCCGCAGTTTCAGCGTTTTCGGGCCGAAAACCGGCGATTTGGACCCCTTCGAGCGGAGGTTTCCCCTCGGAGGGGGAAACCTCCCGAACCTCCGAAACGGGCTCGATCACGTCGGAGACGGTCCACTTCGTCACTCGACCATGGCCGGTCTGCTGGCTCTTGCCGAGCCGAAGGCCGTTGACGATGCGGTCGCGGTGCTTGCTGTAGACCTGGGCGAGCTCGCGGGAGAAGCCCTTGAGGGTCGGATCGGCCATCCGCGGGGGCATTTCGGCGTTGACCGGGTCCGCGGCCAGCAGGGCCTGCACCTGGCGCGTGGTGAACGCCTGGTCGCCGAAGGACTCGCGCAGCCACTGGAGGTGGTCGCTCCAGTAGGTGCGCTCGAAGTCGCTCTCCGAGCGCCAGCCGACCAGGTTGCCCAGGAAGCCCTCGATGCCGGCCAGGTGCAGCACGCCGCCGGCGATCTTGGCCCAGCGCTCGAACGAGCCGAACGAGATGGGCTCGGCCGGACCGGGCTCGCCGGCCACGTACCAGGCCCGGATCAGGGTCAGCAGGGCGCTCACCAGCTCGGTGCGGTGCACCAGCGTCCAGGCCCGGATGTCGGGGTGGTGGAAGGCGACCTCGGGCCGGTCCTGGGGGTTGGCCACCGTGGAGTGCAGGGCGATCCGGTAGACCCGCCGGCTCATGTCACCGTTGACCACCACGTTGTTGCCCAGGCTGACCCAGGTCACGTTGTTGGGGTACTCGGCCATGTTGCTCACGCCGAGCACGCGGTCCTTGTACGTGATCGAGGTCAGGGCCCGGGCGAAGTTGGCGCCCTCGACGACGTGGGCCTCGTCGAAGAGGAACAGCTCGGCGCCCGAGCGGAAGGCCGACGTGATGACCTTGCGGACCTCCTCGTCGTCGCGGGCGTAGGGCAGGGGCTGGGCGGTCGTGCCGGTCACCAGCAGGGCCAGGAGGTCCGCCAGCAGGTTCTTGCCGACGCCGGCCTGCAGGCCGTCCACCACCGCCAGGGGCACCAGCGGCACCAGGCCGCGGATCAGCGGGGTGAGCATCAGCCCGAGCAGGTTGGCCCGGTCCGAGGGCGTGGGCAGGGACGGCATGAAGTCGACCAGCCAGTCCTCCAGCAGCAGCTCCGCGGCCGCCTCGACGTCCTCGGGCGTGGGAAGCTCGGGGACCTCCAGGCCCTCGAGCTCGTCGGGGAGGATGACCATGGTCCGGGTCTCGGCGTCGTACCCGCTGGTGGCGCAGATCGTCCCGTCGGCCCGCACGATGGGCATCCGGGAGACCCGGGCCAGCTCGGTGAACTCGTCGGCCTTGGTCATGGCCGCGCCCAGGGTGGGCCCGTCGGGCCACTGGTAGGTCGGGAAGCCCTGGGGGTTGAGGGAGACGCACGTCGAGCCCTCGGCCAGCACGGCGCAGAACTTGTCCCGGTTGAGCGGGTCGACGTCGGAGCCGCGGAGCTCCGACAGCACGCCGCCGTAGTTGAACAGCCGGGTGCCGTCCCAGCGCTTGAGCGCGGCCAGGATCTGGTTGATCACCAGATGCCGGTCGGCGTTGACCTCGATCTTGGGGCGGTCCGGGGTGCCGATGGCCCGCGGGGACGGGGCCTTCTTCTTGGGCTTCTTCGGCAGCTTGGAGCTGGCGCTGTCGACCAGGCGCTGCAGGTAGGCGCCGCGGCGCTCGGGGTCCCGGGAGCCGAGTACGTCGTCGAGTCCGACCTTGGCCCCGCCCGGGACCATCAGGTAGGAGATGTCCGACGCGCCCTCGGCGCGCAGGGCCTCGGTGAACTTCGAAGCGGCCTCCCAGACGTCGGGGTTGGTCTCGACGTCGGCGTCGAAGCACAGCAGCACCTGGTGGCCCTCGGCGACGTCCAGGTCGGTCACGGGCACCCCGTCCTCGGACCAGGTGCGGCACCCGGCGATGGCGTAGACCGAGCCCTCGGAGACGTGGCTGGCCACGGCCAGGGACTGCTTGGTCCCCTCGACGAAGAACACCAGGTCGCTCTGGTCGTCGTGCCGGGCCACCCCGATGGGCGAGCCCGAGCCCTTGGGCCACAGGTACTTCCGCGGCCGGTCCTCCTCCGGCACCTCGACGGGGGTGTCCGGCCGCAGCTGGACGACGTGGCGCCCAGACGGGGTGATCCAGGGGAACGCGATGGCGGGCACCGCGCGCTCGCCGGCCCAGGCGAAGTCGGCCGGCAGCTGGTCGACCTCGGTGATGGAGTAGATGCCCTGCAGCGTCAGGGTGGCCTCGGAGATGCCCTGGGTGGCGAGGAAGTCGGCGTGCTCGGGGGTCAGCACGGGCTCACACCTTCTTCGGGAACGGGTTGAGGTGTGGCGGCCAGCCGAGCTTCGCGCCGACCTTGGCGGTGACGTCGACGCGCAGCTGGACCAGGCGGTCAACGCTGCCGGCGGCGGCGAGGAGGTGTGCGATCCAGGTCGCGTCCATCCGCATCCACCGAGACGGGTCGGCAACCTGTCCGTGCCGCGGGCACTCCGGGTTCAGCTGCAGCATCTCGGTGGCGCCGGTCGGGTGGTCGTGGATCGGCCACGACCAGCAGGTGCACCACGGCTGTGGTGCCGGCGAGTCGAACGAGTGCGGAAGGTGGAGCACGGGTCACACCTCCACGGGCGTACCGGGGCAGCGGCCGAAGATGGTGACGGGCTCGCCGCGGGGCGGGATCTTGTGGTCGGGCGGGAAGGCGTGGGAGCGGGTCAGGGGCCGCTTCTCCCACTGCCGACGGCACTGCGGGCAGACGAAGACGGTCATCCGTTCCTCCTGATGGCGAGCAGAGCGTGCGCGAAGGCGTCGCGGACGTGGTCCGGCCCGGGGATGTAGATGCCGGCGCGCTTGGTGCGGATGTCGGAGAAGGCGCTCTTGGCGTCCCCGGGCTGCTGGCTGTCCATGGCCACCCCGTACTCCTCCTCGAGCGCGTAGCCGAACGCCGACCGTACTCGGACCGGGGAGAGGTAGTCGCGGTCGCGCTCGGAGCGCAGGTTGATGAAGCTCTCGGCGCCGATGCCGGCGGCTCCGATGTGCGGGGTCCCGTCCGAGGGGTCGTCCGGCGGGCTGGCGTCCCAGAACGGGCTGCCGGCGAACACCGCGCCCAGCCGGCCGACGCGGGACACCGCGGTGCGGACCTGGCCGTTCTCGTCGCCGGTGAGCAGCTCGGTGTGCACGGCCAGCAGCGCGGCGCTGCAGAGGTCGGGGAGCCCGCCCTGGACCGCGCCCGGCTCCCCGCCCGGCCAGCCGGCCACGCCGATGCGCTTCATGGTCGTGTCGTAGTGCTGGGCGATGTCGGTGGCCCGGGCGTCCGAGGGGCCGGCGGTGGCGTAGAGCACCATGGCGAAGCCGGTGTGCACGCCGGGGTCCATCCAGGAGGTCCAGCACAGCTGGACGGGCAGGTCGCCGAAGACCCGCGAGGAGCGGTCGAAGCCGTTGATGATCTTGGCGCCGGTCAGGAAGGCCTGGAACGACGCCGCAGCGGTCATGGTCATGGAGGTGTCCTGTCCACGGGGTAGGTGGTCGGTAGATGGCAGGGCCCCAGCCTCGGGGAAGAGGGGCTGGGGCCAGGGTCACCTACCGCGAATGAATCTAGTCTTGACGATCTTTCGAGTCAAGGAGGGCGCGCAGGCGGTTGATGATCTCGATCTGCCTGTCCCGGCTGGCCTGCCAGGACTGCCACATCACGTCGATGGCCGAGCGAGGGCTCTGCATCGCCGCCAGCGCCGGCACCAGCACCTCGTCGACGATGGTCTCCGCGCTGCCGCCGTTGCGCAGCTCCAGCGCGACCAGGCGGACCAGGTCGTCACGCTCCAGCGCCATCGGGCACCTCCTCCTCGCGCCGGCCGACGCCCGGCGGCTCGACCTCGGGCACCCACGGGTCGTCCTCGAAGAGGTGGTAGTGGTGGCCGTCCTCGTCCTTGGTCTCGACCAGCCAGTGATCTTGGCCGACCAGCTCGCAGTCGTCGGCGTTGATCGCTCGGAGAGCCATCAGGCCGTCCCCACGGCCTGCAGCTGGGCCCGGAAGCCCGCCAGCGCGGTGATCCGGGTGTCCCCCGGCACGTCGTGCCGCATGGCCTCCTGGACGAACGCCGCCAGCTCGTCCAGGGTCATGCCCGCCTTCTTGTCCTCGGCCTTGCGCTCGACCCGCACGCTCGCGCCCATCAGCGGGCCTCGGTGTAGTCGCTCTGGACGTAGTGCTGGTGCGCGACACCCCGCATGACCAACACGAAGCGCGTCATCGACGCCTTGGCCCTCTCCCACGGACCCCGCAGCCCCTCACGCGCTCGGGCACGCTGCTCGCGCCGGCGCAGCCGGCCCAGCTCGGCCGCGTGCCGTAGGTCCCGCCGGACCTGCCGGCGGCGCATCGCAGCGTTGTAGGGGCGCCGGCCGAAGTGGGCGGCCATCTTGTCCTGGTGCATCAGCCCTCCTGAGTCGGGTGGGCCGGCGGACGCTGGTCCTCGCCATCGTCGACCCAGTCCTGCCAGCTGTCCTGCAGCTCGACGTCGGCCAGCGCCCCCTGGATGTCCTTGTCGGTGAAGCGCCCGCGGGCCTTCTCGTCGACCTCCTCAAGCAGACGCTCTACGGCGTTCTCGACGATCACCTCCAGCGCTCGCTGGGTGTTCTCCATGTCACTCCTCGTCGTCGGGCTCGATGGCCCACATCTGGTTGCAGAAGGTGGTCTTGCCCGGGAACCGGCTCTTGCCAACCGCGGCCAGCACGTAGGTCCGGCCCGGGGTGATGCGGTTGATCTCCGCCTCGTACTTCGGCATCGAAAAGCGCGAGACGTTGACCTTGAACCGGCCGCGCGTGTCCTCACAGTAGAGCGAGACCGAGCGGGAGAGGTGCGGCTCGTTGACGTCGGCCGGGTCGAGCACCTTGCCGGTGCGGTTGCGGTGGCTCTCGTAGAGGTCCTTGTGCTGCACCTCGTGCACCAGGCCCAGCAGCACCCCGCCCCACTCGCCGGCGGCGTAGGGGATGTCGGTCGACATCTTCGTCGGGGCGACCATGCTGTCGTCCCCGGACTCGGGCAGCCAGTCGACGATGGCCTTGATGTTCCGGCCGATCCGGCCGGTGCCGAACGGGTCGGGGTCCTCGGCGAACTCGCGCAGCTTGTCCACCGTGGTCGGTCCGACGCCCGACACCGCGGTGAGGTCCTCCCACTCCACCAGAAATCCGCCGAGGCTCTTGGACTCGCCCTGCTGGGCTCGCCAGGCCTCGATGGCCTGGCCCTTGTCGGCGCCGATGGTCGGCACCTGGCGGAAGCCCGGGCGCAGCGCGCCGTCCTCCACCGACCAGTCCGTGCGGGACAGCCCGGGGTCGAGCGGCAGCACCTTGATGTCGGTCGTGGCCGCCATGTCCTTGAGGATGGTCTCGGTGGGGTGCACCTTGGTCTTGGGGTCCTTCGAGGCGTCCACGTTGGCCATCAGCCGGCCGTAGAAGTAGGCCAGCGGGTGGTGCACCCGGAACCACATGCACCAGACCGAGAGCACCGAGTAGGAGACCGCGTGAGCGACGTTGAAGCTGTAGGCGCCCGAGGTGACCATCTTGCGCCAGACCGCGGCGGCCACTTCTGCCTCGACCCCGCGCTCTGTCGCACCCTCCAGGAACTCGTCGTAGAGCTCGGCGAAGGCAGCCTGGCCCTTCTTCTTGCTGATGATGGAGCGGACCTTGGAGGCGCCGGCGGCGTCGAAGCCGCCGACGCTGCGGGCCAGCATGATGACCTGCTCCTGGTAGACGATCTCGCCCTCGGTGCTGGCCAGGACGCTCTCGATGGCGGCGGGGTAGGCGTCGCGCTGCCCCTCCCCGTGCCGAGCCCGGATGAAGTCGGCCGTCGAGCCACCATGAAGTGGGCCCGGGCGCGACAGTGACGTGATGTGGGCCAGGTCCATGAACTCCCGGGGCTGGATCTCCACGCAGATGTCGTGGGTCGTCGACCCCTCGAACTGGAACACCCCGCCCAGCGCGCCGGCGCGGAAGCCGGCCATGACCTCGGGGTCGTCGAGCGGGATCCGGTAGACCTCGTCCATGGTCATGCCGATCATCTGGGCAGCCGTGGAGATGATGCTCATGGTCTTGAGCCCCAGGGCGTCGATCTTGAGCAGGCCCAGGGTCTCTCCGTCGTACTTGTCGACGCTGAGGACCTGGACGGTCTTCTTGCTCTTGCCGACCCCGTGCTTCTCGTAGGTGGTCGTGTAGCGGTGCAGCGGTTCGGTGCCGACCACCAGGCCGGCGGCGTGCACCCCGAAGCCGACGACGTTGCCCTCCAGGCGCTCCGCGAGCGCCAGCTGGGGCCACTCCTGGAAGACCTCCTCCACGACCGGGAACAGCTCGCGGGTCTTGGACACCTGGTCGCCGTCGTCGGAGTCCACGATCATGTCGGAGACCGACTTGCACACCGTGAAGGGGACCTCGTAGACCCGGCCGACGGTTTGCACGCTGTTCTTGCCCCGGTAGTAGGTCAGGGTGCCGACGTTGCCCACCATCTCGACCCCGTACTTGCCGACGGCGTACTGGCGGACCTCGTCGCGGCGCTCGCTCTCGAAGTCGATGTCGACGTCGGGCAGGTCGTCGCGGTCGGGGGCGATGAACCGCTCGAACAGCATCAGCGGGAAGCCCATGGGGTTGACCTCGCTGACGCGCAGCAGGTACAGCACCAGCGACGCGGCGCCCGACCCGCGGCCCGGGCCGACGGCGATCCCCTGGCGCTTCGCCCAGCGCACGATGTCGGCGATCATCAGGAAGTAGGACACGAAGCCCTTGGCCACGATCTGGTCCAGCTCGAACTCGACCCGGCGCCGGGCCTCGGTGCCGCGCATCCCGCGGTAGGCCCAGCCCTCGTTCAGCCAGCGCCGCAGCAGCGTGATCTCGTCCGGAGCGCCGTCGGCCTCGAAGGGGTAGACCAGCCGGTCCATGACCGGCAGCTCGACGTTGCAGCGGTCGGCGATCAGCCCGGTGTTGTCGATGGCCTGGCGGGCGGCCGTGTTGGAGAGCCCGGTCCCGCACAGGTGCTCGAAGACCTCGAAGTCGCTCTCGGGGTAGGTCAGCAGGATGCCGTACTCCCAGCTGGCCTCGGCGGCCTCCACCGTCCCGGTGTTGCGGCTGGCGGCGTGCAGCACCTTCTGCATCTCGTTGTCGCGCGGAAAGGGGTAGTGCACGTCGGCGGTGGCCACCAGGGGGATGCCGAACTCGCGCGACCAGCGCTCGTACTGGGCGTTGAGGTGGTGCGCGCGCTGCAGCTGGGGGAAGCGCTGGACCTCGAGGTAGTACCGGTCCCCGAACATGGCCCGGTAGCTCTTGAGCACGCGCTCCGCGGCCTGGACGCTCCCCCGCTCGATGCCCTTGCCGCCCAGCAGCGTGCAGGCCAGCAGGGAGTCCGCGCAGCCGGAGGTGACGATCAGGCCCTCGGCGTGCTGGCCGAGCATCTTGGCGGTCACGGTGGGCCAGCGGTAGAAGCCCTCCTCCGACCATGACCGGGCGACCAGCTGCATCAGGTTGCCGTAACCGGCCTGGTTCTCGGCCAGGATCGTCTGGTGCCACTTGCGCTGGTTCTTGGTCTCGCGCATGTCGGTCGGCCCGGTGTAGGCCTCCAGCCCGAAGATCGGCTTGACCCCGTGCCGGGCCCCGGCCTGGGCGGCCTTGACCACCGAGGACATGTTGCCGTGCTCGGTGAAGGCGACCGCGGGGATGCCGAGCTCGGCGGCCCGGGCCATGTGGTCCTCGGGCATCCCGAAGCCGTCGCCGTAGGAGAAGGTGCTGTGGGTGTGGAGCGAGACGAAGTCCATCACTCCTCCCGCACGGTGTAGACGGCCTCGCCGGTGACGGGGTCGTCGGAGCGGTTGAGCACCAGGGCGGGAGACGCTTCGACGATCAGCTTCTTGGGCACGCGGATCTCGCCGCCGACGCTCAGGACCAGCAGAGCGACCGTCAGCATCCCCTTGCGTTCGGTGTCGACGACGAGCCGGTTGGCGCGCTCGAGGTCCTGGATCAGAACGTCAATCTCTTCGGGAGTCATGGGGGTCCTCTGGGTAGGGGGCGGTCAGGACTCTTCGGACAGCAGGGCGGCCGAGGCCCGGGAGTAGACGTCGGCCAGGGTCAGGGCCGGGTTGCACTCGGCCTCGGCGCCGGCGTGGACCATCTCCACCGGCGCACAGTCGCAGTTGGTCGAGATCGGGAAGGAGTCCTCCCGCACCGACTCGAACGGGGGCTTGACCAGCCAGCGGGTGATCCGCAGCCCGTCGAAGCACGAGGTGGTGTACCAGGCCGGCGCGTCCTCGGCGTTGACCCAGACCTCGCCCTCGGGCACCGCGGGGCCGATGTCGGCCGAGGACCAGACCGGCCGCCGGGTGAAGAGGTGCTCGTCCAGGCGCTCGCAGAACAGCGCGCGCGGGGCGGTGTTGATGATGGCGTCGGGCGCCAAGGCGTCGACCACCCGGCGGATCGAGTCCCGGCCGGCGTCCCAGCCGTTGACGCTCTGCCCCAGCACCGGCAGCAGCGCGCTGAACAGGTCGTTGCCGGTGTGGCCGGCGAAGGTGGACACCTCGAGCGGGAAGTGCTCGGTGATCTTGGCGGGGTTGCCGACCTTGGCCGGCCAGTCCTCCCGCGAGCCGCTCGGGCGGATGGTGATGGCGCGGGCCGGGGCCAGGGCGTCCAGGGCCGGGATGCCGGCGGCCACGATCTCGTTCTGGTTGCACGTCAGCTCGGCCTGCCGGGACCCGGGCATGACCGGGGTGAACAGCAGCAGGGCCCCCTTGTCGGCGGCCGCGAGGCCGGCCACCAGGGCGTTGAGGTCGGAGCCGATGACCATGACCTTCTTCACGAGCGGCTGCTCTTGAGCCGCGGGTCCGGGGTCTGGCAGAGCTTCTCGAGGTAGGCGTCCAGCTGGTCCTGGGTGAACTCTCGCTGACGCCCGACGTGGGAGCCCTTGATCAGGCCCTTGCTGTAGGCCGCCCGGAGGGACCGCTCGCTGACGCCGGTGTAGACGGCGGCCTCGGGGTAGGTGTAGCGCTTGCCTGCCATGGGTGCTCCGATCTGGTGGGAGGAGAAGGGGCCCGCCGCCGTCCCCCAACGGCAGCGGGCCCCGGTCGGTCAGAACGCGGTGATGAGCTCCGCGCTCGTGAACTCCTCGATCAGCTCGTCCTTGCCCAGGCCGTCGAGGTCGCCCTCCTCGTACTCGTCCTTGAAGAACGCGAGCAGCTGCTCGGCGGTGAGCTTCTCGGCCTCGACCGCGGTCTTCGGCTTGGTCGGGGCGCCGGCCTCGTCGCCGCCCTCGGAGAGGGCGTCCAGGGCTGCCAGCAGCGCCTTCTTCGGCTGCTTGGCGTCGATGCCCCGGCCGGCCGCGTAGGTCCGCAGCGCCGGCAGCGCCAGGGCGTGGTAGTCGACGTCGTCCGCCGGCGGCTGACCCTGCTGGCCGTCGTGGTCGGGGTTCGCCGCGGCCTTGTCGGTGCTCGGCTGGCCCGCCCCGGTGATCTCCACCGCGGCCTCGTCCGGGTCGCTGCCGGCGTCCGGGTCGCCCTGGACCGTGGTCGCGGTCGGGGCCCCCTCCAGGGCCGGGAAGATCGAGTCGCCCTCCAGCTGGCGGCGGCCCTTGTACTCGTCCCCGAGCTGGATCTGGACGCGGACCTTCTTGCCGACCGGGCTGGTCCCGCCGATCTTGGTGATCGGGGAGTCCTTCTTGTCGCTCTTGTCGTCGAAGACCACGTCGACGTCGGAGCGGCCGGACACCGCCTGGTAGAAGGCGTTCTCCCGAGCGATCTGGTGCTCGTTCTCGCCGAGGAAGAGCTTGGTCCAGGCCGGGTAGCCGTTGTACTTCGCCTTCGGGCTGTCGGCCGGGGCCTCGAGCTCGACCAGGACGTTGATCGCCTGGGTGCCGGTGTCGAAGGTCCGGAGAGCGACCGACTTGACGACGCCGAGGTAGTTGCCCGGCTCCGGCTCGGGGCCGTCGTAGACGCCGAACGGCTTGCGGGCCTCGACGTGGGAGGTCTTGCGAACGAGCTTGGGCATGATGCCCCTTCCTGGGTTGGGTGGTGCTGGGTGGTCAGAGGGTGGAGGTCGGGCGGCCCGGGCCTTGCGTGGATTGGAGGTCCCAGCCCGGGTCGCCCTAGGCGACGAGAGAGACGATCAGTCGTTCGCGCCCAGCCAGCCCGGCGCGCACTCTCTCGTTCTTACCTGGCTGTCCAGGCCCTGGTGGTCAGGAGGTGACGCGCCGGCGGCGCTTGGGAGCGGCCTCGACGCTGGTCGTGGCCGTGCTGGTCGTGGCCGGCACCGAGGCCGAGCCGACGCCGTTGGGGTAGAGCTCGGCCATCATGGCCGGGACGGTGAGCCCGTCGCGGTACTTGCCGAGCTTCACGAAGCGGTCCTTGCCGCGGAACTGGCGGACGTGGTCGAAGTAGGTGCGGCGGACCTCGCCCTTGCCCTCGATGGTCATCACCTCGCCCATCCCGATCACGTTCATGTAGCCCAGGACCATCTGGGCGATCTCGCCCTGCTTGCCCCGGATCGCGGCTGAGAAGAAGTCGTTGCCGTCGCCGTCTTCCATGCCCTTGCGGTGCACGGTGAAGATCAGGTGCACGGGCAGCGAGCACATCTTCTTGACGAAGTCGACGGTGGCGTTCTGCTCGGTCAGGTACTGGTGCTGGTCGGGGACGTACTTGCTGCGCTCGACCCCCTTCTTGGCGCCCTCGCGGACGGCGATCTCCATGGCCCGGGCCATGAAGATGGCCTGGACCTCGGTGAGGTTGTCGACGATGACGAACTGCAGGCCGAGCTCGTCGATGCCGCCCTGCTCGAGGTAGTTGTAGGCGTCGATCAGCTGGTCCTCGTTGCTGATCTCGATCTCTCTGGCCTTCGAGCCGAACGCCGCGGCGGACGCGGTGCCCTCGGGGTCGGTGGTCAGGAACAGCGCGTCGGGCGCGGTGCCAGCGAAGACGGTCTTGCCGAAGCCGCTCGGGGCGACCATGGCCATCCGGAGCCGCTTCGGCATCCTCAGGTCGTGGATCTCGGGTCTGGGCATCTGGGCCCCTTCCTGGGTAGGTAGGCGTTCAGCCTAGCGTAAGTGTCCGACAGTTTTCGTCAGGGTCAGGCGGCCTTCCCGTGGTAGGCGAGGTGGGGGTCCTCGACCTGCATGATGGCGCTCTTGAAGGACTCGACGGCGTCGTCGTCGCCCGACTCGTGCAGCTCGCACATCTGCTTGAACGGGCACCAGGCGCAGTGGTCGCCCGGGGTCTTGAGGATGGGGTAAGCCGGGTCGCCCGAGCGCATCCCCTCCATGTACTTCGCCTCGTCCTGGATGCGCTGCAGCTGCTGGGTCTGCTCGTCCGGGGTCCGGAAGACCGGCTCCCGGTGGAAGTAGGGCGAGGGCTGGCTCTTGCTCACGTCGCCCAGCACGGTCAAGCCCTCGTGCCGAGCGGCCTCCTCCAGCACGTCGAGCTTGGTGCTGGCGCTGGGGTTGATGCCGACGGTGGCCAGCGCCTCCAGGTAGTGCTTCTTCTCGGGCTTGTTGGTGTAGGCGCCGGCGCTGTTGCGCGGCCGGTCGTCGCCGAGGGCCTTGCGCAGCACGTTGTACTCGATGCCCGACACCCGCTCCCCGGGCTTGATCAAGTCGGCCAGCGGCAGGACGTGGGGGGCCGCGGCGTAGTAGGAGCCGGCCTGGTTGTCCAGCCGCAGCCGCTTGAGCAGGCCGAAGTCCCGGGCGGTCTTGTGCTCGAGGATCTTGATCTGGCCCGTCTCCATGTCCCGGATCAGCCCGTCCATCGTCAGGTGGTACCGCAGAAAGACCTTGCCGTCGCGCTTGAACTGCAGCTCGAAGGTCTGCTCGGTGGCCAGGACGTAGTAGCGCGGGTCGGCACCGTAGTGCTCGACGTAGCGGTTCAGCATGTCGATGCCCAGGGCCCGGGCGTCGGTGAAGGTGAGCTCGTCCTCCTCGCCCTGCTCCCCCACCACCCAGGTCTTGCGATCGCCGTCCAGGACCCGGGCAAAGGTCTCGGCCGGGTGCGGGCCGCGGGCCAGCCCGGGGAGGTAGTAGTCGGCCAGGGCGACGTGTACCGCGGAGCCGAACCAGAGCGGGGTGGCCGGCCGCTTCGGGGTGAGCCACTCGACGTAGCGCCACCACCACTGGTAGTGGCAGGTGGCGAAGGTGTTGCGCTCGGAGGTCCGCATCTCCATCGGGCCCTGGACGGCCCGGCGCTTGGAGTAGCTGTCGTGGGCCTTGAACGCCGCCGGCCGCTCGCGGAACCAGTCCGAGCGCAGCCGCTCGGTGAGGAACACGGTCCGGGGGTCGCACTCGTAGCCGGTCTGCTGCTGCAGCCAGGCCGCCCGCAGGACATGCTTGTGCGGGACGGGCTGGTCCTTGAACATGAAGCGCGGCGGCTCGCCGGGGCCGCGGCTGATGCGGCCGGTCTTGGTGTCGATCATCGGGACGTCCCTGTGCGGTAGGCGGGATTGGCCGGGTGGTCTCCGGACCCCTCGGCGATGACCGGGAGAGTCCGGTCGATGGGGTGCTCGGCCAGCCAGGCGCGCAGCGTGTCGTGCGCGTCTTCCAGCTGGGCCCAGCGGCGCAGGTTGCGCATGGTCTTCAACGAGGAGCGGACCCGGGGCAGCCCCGGGATGCTCGTGGGAACCGAATGCCAGCAGGCAGCACAGCAGAGCTCGCCCGAGGGCAGCGCGTTGGTGCAGCCCGGGCACTTCGGGATCCTCACGCCGTCAGCTCCAGGGGGCCGCCGGTGTTGTAGGCGGTGGTGATGGCGGGGATCACGGTCTCGGCCACCGTGCGGCCGTCGGGCAGCACCATGTGCATCCCGAACTCCTGCTCGAAGGTGACGATGCCGGCCTCGACAGCCTCCAGCTTGGCCTTGATGACCAGGGCCAGGGCCCGCCAGACCTGCCGGCAGGCCTGCTCGTGGGCCTCGTCGATGGCGCCGGCCGACGTCCGGGCCCGGCCGGCCGGGGTCACCCTGAACTTCGCCCGGTCGGGGAGCGGCAGGTCGAAGCGCACCTTGCGGCCCGAGGCCTCGAAGCCGACCGTGGCCGACGTCGTCGACTCGGCGTAAGCGAACCGGTCGGCCTTGTACCGCCGGATCGTGCGCCGGATCTCCTGGATGCTGCTGTCGACCGAGACCGACGTCGTGGCGGCGTAGGTGCCGGTCATCGGCCGACCACCCTCATGGTCTCCATGCCGTCGGTGACGAAGATGCGCCAGGCGTCCTGCTCAGACGCTCGGATGGTCACTCCCATCCCGTAGTCCATCATCACCTCGACCGCCGATTCCAGGCCATGCGGGCTGTCCCAGACGCCGGCCACGAAACCCTCGCCGCCAACGGTGTCCTGGTCGACGCCGACGCGCTTGGCGCGTTCGATCTCCTTCTCGTTCGCCGGGCGCTCCAGGCGAACGTACTTCCCGACCAGGTGCGCGTAGTCGATCGCCCGGCGGATCACGCGATCACCTGGGGGACCATCTTGACGACGCGCTTGCCGGCCAGGATCGCGCCGGCGATGTCGGCGGCGGCGATGGGCCGCCACCGGCCGTCGGTCTCGCGCATCCGGACCTCGACGCCGGTGGCGACGTCGTCAGCGGTCAGCCGGAGCGGCTCGATGATCTGCTCCAGGCGGGAGACCCGGTCGGGCACGTCGGCCAGGGTGGTCTCGATCTGGTCCTTGAGCAGTCCGAGGGCGCGGTCGACGACCTGGCGCATCTCGTCGATCTGCTCTTGCAGCTGGACGAACTCGCGGGTCCCGCCGACGCGTTCGGGGGTCCATGTGCTCATGCTGGCCTCTTCCTGGGTTGGACGCGGTAGGTGCGAAGGGTGGCGGTGCTGGTCGGGGTCCCGACGGTCCGGACGACGTGCGGCGTGGCCACCGGCGTCGGTCGCTGAGACTCTGACCATTTCTCTCGCTTACTAACGTACACTCGCCGACCGCGCTGCACAAGCACCACGGCCGCGGCGCCCAGCGCCGCGCCGGCCACGCCGGCGAGCACCAGGCCCCTCACGAGCGGACCCGCCCGCCGGTCGAGGAGTTGCAGCCCCCGCACGCCGGCCGGATGTTGGACCGACGGTAGGTGCCGCCCTTGCAGCCAGGGATGATCCGGTCCACGGTCAAGGTCTCCTCGGTGAGCAGCGACCCGCACCGGTAGCACCGACAGGCCATCAGCCACCCCGACACGGGACCTGGGACCCGGGCCGCGATAGCCGCGACCACTTCGGGGCGACCATCGGTCAGGGTCGGGACGTCCTGTTCGTTGGTGAACAGCAGCACGTCGACGTCGGCCCGGTAGGTCTGCACCAGCCACGCGCGCCGGGCGGCGCGGTCGCGGCTGTTGCCCCGCGCGTTCTCGTTGGTCGTCCCGCGGACGGTGACGCCGTTGCGGATGCTCATCCGGTCCTCCCGAGTAGTCGTCGCGCGACCTCGAGGCCGCGGCGGCCGTCGAGGAGCTGGTCCTGCATGGCGGCCTGGGACAGGTTGTCCTCGGCGATGCGCTCGTCGATGGTGCCGCGGGTGCGAAGGTAGTGGAACACCCTGACAGCGATCCGGGCCCCGCGGTTGTCGATGCGCCAGCGCAGCTGCACCTGGTCGTCCTCGACGAAGGTCTCGTCCAGGATGAACATCTCGTCGCACCAGGCGTCGAGGGTGATCGAGCTGGCCACCGCGGTGTTGAGCAGCAGCACCCGGGCCCCGCCCGGGGCGGAGAACGCCGCCACCGCAGCGTCGCGCGCGCGACCGGTCACCGCCCCGGTGATCTTGAGGGTCTCGATCCGGGAGGCGTTCAGCCGGCTCTCGATCCAGTCCAGCTGCTCGGTGAACTGGCTGGCCACGATGTACTTCATCACCCCGAACGTGGGCCCGGTCGTGGTCACCCCGCGGGCCGCCAGCATGTCCACCAGCAGGTCGTACTTCGGGCTGACCTTGGGCTCGATGTGCGAGGCCCGGTAGTCCATCGAGCCGAAAGCCATCTGCTTGAGCCGGGTGAGCTCGGAGAGCACGCCCAGGCCCTGCAGCACGTCGGCCCCGAGCCGGATGTAGCCGTCCTCCTCCATGGCCGTGTACTGCTTGCGGTGCTCGGGCGGCATCTCCACCCAGTGGGTGATGCTGAGGTTCTCGGGCAGGTCGTCGCGGACCTCGGCCCGGGTCCGGCGGATCGAGTAGCGGTCCAGCAGCTCGGCGAAGTCGTCCGCGCGCTCGGGCAGGATCCCGCCGATCTCCACCCCGAAGCCGTTGTCCTCCTGGACGAAGTAGGCGTTGATGAACTTCCAGAAGCTGGAGAACCGGACCGGGTCGAGCCAGTGCAGGATGCCGAAGACGTTGGACTCCTTGCCCCGGAACGGGGTGCCGGTCATGGCGATCTTCTGCCGGCCCTGCAGCCGCACCAGCCCCTCTCCCCAGAGCGTCATCTTCCCGGTCTGGGGGCGGAGCCCGAGCATGTAGCGGTCGGCCTCGTCGCAGATGATCGAGTCGAACTCGACCCCAAAGAGCTGCGGGCACTCCTGTCGGTAGATTTTCCAGGGCGTCTTGTGGTCCTGGCCGACGTGCTGCTCGGGGATCACCTTCGGCGCGGCGTCGACCCAGCGGTCGCACTTCGGGCAGAAGCGCCGCATGGTCGTGCGCAGGGTCTCGGGGTTGGTGATCAGGAAGCGGGCCCCGGTCTCGGCCGCCAGGAAGTCCTCGATGGCCGCCAGCTTGCGGGCCGCCGGCGCCACCGCGGTGAAGACCTGGCCGTCGGTCCAGCGCCGGATCTCCTCGGCCCAGGTGGAGGTGATGGCGGTCTTCGGGCAGACCACCAGGTGCCGGCCGCGCCAGTTGCCCGACTCCATCAGCCCGGCGAAGGCCTGGGCGGTCTTGCCCAGGCCGCCCTCGTCGAGTACGGCGACGTTCCCGCGCTCGGCGATGATCCGGGCCCCGGTGATCTGGTAGGGCCGGTTGGCCATGGCGGCCGCCAGGGCGGGCGCCAGAGCCGCCACGGGGCTCTGCCGGCGGCGCCGGCGCTCGGCCAGCGCCCAGGCGCTCAGACCGGCGTCGACGACCAGCTGGTCCCCGTAGCGTTCCCGGAGCGCCAGGCAGGTCTCCAGGGTCAGGGGCAGGGCATCACCGGCGTCGGTGGCGATGCCCTCCCCCTCGATCCTCGCCCTCACGGGTCGCGGTGCTGCAGCTCGCGGGCCACAGCCTCCAGGCCGGCGGCCAGCCCGACGCTGACCAGCCGGACGATGTAGCGCGCCCGCTCACTCACGGTTCAGCCCCCGGCTGACGATCTCGTCCCAGTTCTGGGAGACCCCGACCAGCTGGTCGCGCTCCTCCTCCTCCTGGGCGAGGGCCTCGGCCCAGAGGTCCTCGTCGCGCACGGTCAGGACTTCGTTGACGATCAGGTCGTTGAGGACCGTGGGCTCGAGCGCGTCGAGCTCCCAGGAGTCGTCGCCGAACTCGCGCTGGTAGGCCTCGAAGCGGGAGTCCGTGACCTTGGCGAAGTTGGGCGGCGGTCCGTACTCCTCGACCTGGTCCATGTTCAGCGCGATGCGGCGGACCTCGGGGGCCCGCCGGCCGGCGAACATGGTCAGCCGGTCGATGATGTCCCGGGTCATGTCGATCCCCGAGGGGTCGTGGTCGCCGAGGTGGATCAGCAGGTTGCGCTTGCCCTCTGCGCCGTGCCGGCGGAAGCGCATCCCGGCCGCGTACATCTCCGACTGGCTGACGTAGCCGCGGCAGGAGAAGTAGTGCACCTGGACCTGCTGGGCGGCCCGCTGGACGACGCCGGCGAGGGCCTCCTTCTCGACCCAGACCTCGACGTGCCAGTCCTGGTTCTCCCACAGCCGGCGACCGTAGCCCTGGGCCATGGTCTCGATGGCCTCGGCCGGACTGGTGTCGTTGCCGTCGGTCCGGTAGCAGTTGCGGGTCCGGTCGACGATGTAGGACCAGTCCATCAGCCCGGCGAGCCGGGCCTGGTCGACGATGGAGCCGAGGCGCTTGTAGGACTTCTGGTTGTTGGGGATCAGGTCGCGGGCCACGAACTGGTAGTAGAGCTGGCGCAGGGTCAGGTCGTAGCCCTGGTTGCCGTACTCCGCGCAGATCTCGATGGCCTTGGCCACCACGGCGAGCGCGTCGCCGCGCGGTGCCCAGGTGATGAATCGCTGCTTGGTCATGTCGTGCTCGCTCTCTGTCTGGCCTTCTGGGCGGCGCGGCGGGCGGCGTTGGCCGCCAGGGCGCCGGGGGTCTTCGATCCGTAGTAGCGGTAGGCGTGGTAGGAGTCGGGGTCGACGTGCTCGGGGATGGGCCGGTCGCCGGCCGCGGCGGCTCGCTCGGCCTGGGCCTCGTTGTAGACCCCGCGGCACCGCGGGCAGCCGCACCGGTGGTTGGTGTAGCCGCCCTCGGTGCCGTGCCAGGGCTCGGTGCCGTCCCCGACCGGCCCGCGGGCCTTGCGCTCGCTCATCGCTCCCCGATCCTCTGCATGAACTCGTAGTCGGCCCGCTCGTCGGCGGCGTGGTCCCAGTCCTCGGCGGCGTAGCTGCGGCCCCACACGACGGGCTCCGCCGGCGTGGTGGGGGTGCGGAAGGCCACCAGCTCACCGGGGATGGCCTCGGGCTCGAGGACCTCCCAGATGGCGTCGCCGGCAGCCGGGCGCTGGTCCCAGCGGCCGCCGCCGGGCACGGGACGGATGACGACGACCCACGGCTGCTTGCCGGGACCGAAGTTCCAGGAGGCGTCGGGGCGGATGCCGTCGACCTCGCGGACGATCCCGCAGTAGGCGATCTTGGTGCCGGGCCGGAGGTCGGTGGTGGTGGTGTGGCTCATCTCGTGCGCTCCTCGGTAGGTGGTAGTCACTATCTTAGGGCATCGCTGGTCAGGCGTCAACAATGGCCCTCGCTGCAGCCGCGGCGTCGACCAGTTGGCGACTGCTCTGGCTCCAGCCGTCCAGGTCGTCGTCGTGCGGCACGAGCACGGTTTCCAGAGCGATACCGAGACGCCGGACAGTCCACCGGGTGATCTCAGTCGACCCCGGGGCGTCGCCGTGCACCTGGCGCAGCTGCAGTGCGCGAGGCAGAGCCGTCCGGCGCCAATCGGGGGTGGTGGTGAGCATGGTCAGTCCTTCGGGGTCGTGGTGGGGAGCCACCAGAGGGTGCCGAGCCGGCCGCCGGCGGCGTAGCGCACGCCCTGGCGGCGGAGGTGGTTGAGGGCGCCCACCGTGGCGCCCGGGGATAGCCGGGCAGCTTCGCGGACCTCCTCGGTGGTCAGGGGCTGCCCGGCAGCCCCCAGGGCCGCCCAGACGCGCGTCTGGGCCTCGGTGAGCGCCACGTCAGGCCTTCTCGGCGTCGTAGACGTCGGCGCGAGCCATCGCGCGCTTGAAGGCGCGGTCGCTGCGCCAAGAGCCCCGACGACGATGGCGGCAGACGACGAAGGGCCCGTGCTTGTGCCAGGACATGCCCCCGAGCCAGCGCCCGTCGTTCCACTCGGGACCGGCGATGCCAACGGCGTTGAACCAGTAGAGCCCGTTCCATTTGGCGACGTAGCCGAAGCGCATCTTGTCCTTGCCCCAGGGGCTCAGGACCAGCGAGCGGAGCAGGTGCTTGTCGTACCCCGGGCGGGGAGGGGGCGTCGGCTGGGCGCGGCCCACGCCGATCTTGCTGAAGAGGTTCTTCATGGCTCAGGCCTTCCGGGTAGAGGCGAAGCGGCCCGAGCGCGGGTCGCGGGTGACGCCGGCCGCCATGCGGCGGAGCAGCGCGTCGAGGGTGGTCGGGCCCGAGCAGGTCGAGCAGAGGCCGGCGGCGTCGTTGCCCGCCACCGTCTCCTGCCCGCACCGCTCGCACCGCTCCAGGTCGCACGCCGTCGTCGTCATGTTTCGATCTTAGGGCAGATGGTCAGAAGTGTCAACGTGCTGGGCAGATGTGCCTAGCCGTTGACGTTCTCGACGACGGTCTCGGCCAGGCGGTCGAGCAACTGCTCGATGCCGACGACTTCGTGCAGACGCTGCAGCTCCTCCCACGTCCGGCCGGTCAGGTCGAGCAGGTCGGCCATGGCGCTGGCGCCGTCGCTGTAGGTGGGCGTGGTGGGCATCCCCTGGTGGTCGAAGATCTCGCCGCCGGCGCAGCAGGTGTACTCGCCCTCCCGGCCGGGGATGGTGAAGCCGTAGGTCGTGTCCTCGCCGTTGCGGCCCCAGCGCACGCTGGTCAGGGTCAGCCGGTGCTCAGTGCTGGCGAGCAGCCGGTCGACCATGTCGCGCACCTGGTGCACCAGCTCGGGCAGCGGGCTGCTGGGGTCGGCGGTCTCCAGCGGCTCGCAGTCTCCCTCGAGCCCGGCCACGGTGTAGGTGGAGATGTAGCCCTCCTCGTCGCCGCCGACCCAGACCTCGCCGACCAAGGTGTCGGTCTTGACCACGTCGACCTTGAGCAGGGCGTAGCCGGCGTCCTCGACGCGCAGGTTGCGCAGGGACCCCGTCCGGGTCCCCATGGCGAAGTTGATGGCCTTGAGCAGGTTGTCGTGCATGTCAGGACTCCTCGGGGTCGAAGTAGAGGCGGTCGTCGAGCACCTGGACGGCGACTCGCTCGGACCAGGTGGTGGTGGTGATCAGGGCGTAGTCGAGCAGCCGGCTGCCGACGTCGACGCGCTCGGCCAGGAGCGCCCGCGCCGCGGTGATCTGCTGGACCAGGGGCACGTCGTGCACGGGCGCCAGGAGGACGTGCAAGGTGTCGTCCCCGTCGGTGTCCTGGTCGTCGAGCCCCCAGCACTTCCAGGAGCCCACAACGGCGATCCTGGGGGTCACCTGGAAGAGCGCGGCCGGGTCGTCGTGGCCGGCGATGCTCGCGGGGTCGGGGTCGTCGATCAACGGCACGACCCCGAAGTGGACGGCGAAGCGGTCGGGCTGGGACAGGTCAGGCATGGGCATGGGTGGGCTCCTGGATGAGGGCGGCGCGGATCCGCGACACGGTGTCGGGGTCGGCGAGGTCGATGCCCGAGAGGGCGATGGAGACGGGGCGGAGCGTCGTGCTGGTCACGACGTCGCGCTCGCCGTTGACGTAGGTGTTGGACTCCCCGCCCGGACCCTCGTCGTCGTACTCCTCGTCCGTGGTCAGCCGGTAGTCGGGCCCGAGGTGCTTGGACGTGTCCTCGGGAGCGGTGCTGTAGCCGACCACCGAGTAGGTGTTCCAGCCGGCCTGCCCGACGGTGTGGGCGCCGACGGCCTGGTCGTGGTCCCAGCCGAGGCCGTCGTGCAAAGAGTCGAGGTTGATGTGCTGACCGACGACGGCGCAGATGATGCCGGACTCGATCAGGTCGATCTTGCCGCCGTCGACACGGGTGATGCTGAGGGTGGTGTACGTGCTCACGATGCTCCCGGGGTAGGGGTGTGCGGGTAGGTGCCGGGCCGGCCCCTCACGGGGCCGGCCCGGGCGGTCAGACGGTGGCCAGCAGGGCCAGGGCCCGGCGGTCGGCCGCGGCGCCCTCACCGGTCGTGGCCCGCTCGAAGTTGCGCTCGGCGCGGGCCGCGGCCTTCTCGGCGTCGCTGCCCTTGGGCAGGCCGCCCTGGAAGTGGTGGCGCCAGGTGTTGTCGGCCTGGAGGACACCCAGCGCGGTCCCCTTCCAGGGGGCCACCCGGTCGTCCTCGTTCCAGAGGTTGAGGAGCTCGCCCTTGGTGCTCTGGGCGATGGTCAGCCCGCGGCCGCCCTTCTCGATCTTCTCGGGGGTCAGGTCGACCGCGAGGTCGGCCCACCGGCCGAAGCGCTCGTTGCTGACGTCCTCGGCGAAGAGCCGCTCGATCTCGGACGTGAAGGTGTCGTCCTGGGTGTGCAGGATGCCCAGGGCCTCACGGATGCCGAGCACGTTGAGCGAGGACCGGGAGGTGTGCCGGGTCTTGTGGGTGAAGCCCTTCTCGCGCAGCGCCCCGGCCAGGGTGTTGTCGCAGACAGTGATGGTGTTGACCGCCTTGAAGGTGCTGGACATGCTGCCGTCGAGCACGGTCACGGCCAGCAGCGAGGACCGGAACTCCAGGCCGGCGGCCTGGATGAAGTCGGGCCGAGCGATCTGGACGAAGGCCTTGGCGCCGCCCTGCAGCAGACCGGCGTTGCTGATGTGGACCTGGTCGCTGTCCAGGATCTTGCCCCAGGAATGGACCAGCCAGTCGGCGTAGCGGTGGATCTTGTGGTCCTCGCCGACGTCGCCCAGAAAGCCGCCGTCGTCGCTGCGGGTGATCAGCTTGCGCCCGGTCGGGACCGACACGATGCGGCCGTCGTCGGTCAGCGTGGTCGCGGTGACCGGGGTCTCGACGGGAGACCAGGAGAAGAGCCGGCGCAGGACGTCGTCGACGGGGATGGCGTCGAGGTAGTGGTTGCCCTCGTCGCCCTGGTGGGCGGCCGAGAAGTGCCAGGCGCGGCCGCGCTCGGCGACGTCGCCGACGAGGATGTTCTGGTTGAGCCAGGTGCGGGTCTCGGTGGACATGTCGTGCTCCTTGGGGTAGGTGGTGCGGTTCGTCGTGCTGTAGTCACTATCTTAGGGCACCAGCCCGGAGGCTGTCAACCCTTGGGGGTCAGACGGTGGCGGTGCAGGGGTCGTCAGCGTGCCGGCGAGCGTGCACCAGGTCGATGCGCTCGGAGCAGTGGTCCTTCGAGCAGGGCACGGCCGAGCGGTCGTGCCAGGTGCGGTGGCTGACCCAGACCGGGTGACCCGCGGAGCAAGTCATCTCGATCTGCAGCTCGGGGTCGACGATGCCCTTGCCGGTCGTCCAGATGCCCTGGTTGAGGCTGAACTTGAAGCCGTCGCTGTCGATGGCGACACGCAGCTCGCCCCTCCCGTTGACGGCCGCGGTGGCGGCCTCGGCCAGCAGGGTGATCTCGTCGTCGCTCAGGTGTAGGACTCGCATGGTCACTCCTCGGTCTTGGTCAGGATCTCGATGTAGGTCTCGCGGAAGGCGTCGCCGGTCCAGACCCAGACCATGCCCCGCTTGGGGTGCAGGGACCAGACGCGGCCGGTGTGCCGGACGATCTCGTACTGCTCGCCGACGTACTCGCGGCAGGTCCAGGTGACCTGGACGTCGAGCCAGGCGCGCTCCTCGTCGTTCAACTTGGTGCACGTCGTGCCGCGCCGGGTGGCCTTGTTCTGGGCCTTCCAGTGCCGCCAGGGCAGGGTGTAGGGCTTCGGACCGCCCGAGGTCTCGATCCTCCTGACGTTGCGGGCCAGGCGGTAGTCGACGACGGTGTCGGCTCGGACGAAGGTCGCGGCGAGCATCAGGTACTCGTTGCGGTCGGTGGTCGTGACGGGCGGCCCGCTGGGCGAGGACACGGTGGCCTCGAAGAGGCCGGGCTGGGTGGCGTGCGCTCGGTCCCAGTGCCCGGCCTGAGCGGTTGCGGTGTCGCGCTGCCAGCCGTAGGGGTCGGAGCGCTTGTCGATCTTGGACGGGTCGGGCTTGGTGAGCGCCATGGTGCTGGCCTTTCTGTTGATTACGATGATTCGACTCTAGCGCATCTCAGGGCAGAGTCAAGAAGTCGAGGCTCCGACCAGTTGCACCGCGGCGTCGTATCCGGCGGTAGCGGCGGCGACCAGGGCCGGCGAGACGATCGTGAGGAACTCGCGATCACCTTCGAGACCGGCGAGGTAGCCGTTGCGGAAGGCCAGACGGTCGAGGCCGTAGTACCCGGCCTCGAAAGCCACCGTGTCGGCGCTGGGCATCGAGGTGAACGGACTGGTCACCGGAGGACCCGGAGCACGAGACCGGCGACCAGACCGGCGACCTGGGCCCGCTGGACGGTCGCGGCGGGGGTGGTGAGGACCGCGATGAGCGACGTACGCCGGGCGGCCTCGTCGACCACGGCGGTGGCGATGGTGATGGTGGCGGAGCGGAGCTGCTTGAGCATGGTGAGTCTCCTGGTGGTAGAGGTCCACACCGGGCCCCGACCCCTTAGGGGGTCGGGAGCCAGTGAAGATCGCTGTCACAGATCTCGTTTCCGGGACGAATCCCGTCGCTATGGTTCCTGCCGAGTTCTCCCCCGTTCGGGGCGTCTACCGCCTGCCACCGGTCACTGGTGGCAGCGTTTTCCTCGGCGTATCGCACCGCAGGCCTAGAGACCTTTTGCATTCCCCGCTCGCCAATTTGGCATCCGGGCAGGGAAATCCTGCGGCGCATATCGTTCGCGCTCTATATGGAGTTTTCAGAATTCGGGCGGAGTCCGTGGCCCGCTGTCCTGCTACGCCTTATCTTAGGGCACCTGCTGCTTGCTGTCAATCGGGCCCCGTAGGGGCAGAGCGGTGACTCAGATGTTGCGGGGCGACCCCGTCTTACCAGCGGCTAGGCCACCGTCGTCGTCGTGCTCTGGTCCCCATCTTAGGGCACCCGGCCCGGAGAGTCAACTCGCGCTCCCCGGTCCGGCTCGCCCCGGTGCTGCTGGGGTGATGGGTAGAACACTACGGGATCTCAGGGCACCGGTCAAACCGAATCACCAAAATCCCTAGTCAGACGTGTAATGCACTCGGCGTGTCGAAGTCGGAGCTCGCGCGCGGGAGCATTTCCGCGACGCGCCCGCGCAGGACACGACGCGCCCGCGCGGTGATGAGCCGCGCGCGCACCCGTGACGCGCGGTTCAAGCGGAGCCCGGTGGGCACGCGACGCCCGCGCGCACGTCGCGCACGTCGCGCACCCGCACACGAGACGCGCAGAGATGCGCGCGCCCGGGCGGTGCACAGGGAACGCGCGCGGTCATACCGCGATGTGGCGGCGGGCGGGCCTAGCCAGCAGAGCTGGCCGCCGGGGCGCACGTCACGCGGGCGCGGTGGTCAGAGCTTGGGGAACAGCGGCGGGGCGTCAGGGATCGGCTGGAACTGGGTCAGTGGTTCCCCCAGCTTCTCCTCGAGGTGGTTGACCACGTCGCGCAGCTGCCGGATGTCGGCCGCCCGGTCCAGGTCCCAGTAGAGGTGGGGCTCGGCGCCGGCCCGGTAGCCGGCGTTCCAGACGGCGTCGCGGTCCTCGGTGTTCGCGCGCCGGCCGGACTTGGCGGTGTAGACCACGCCGGCGAGGGAGACCAGGGCGATGACGATGGCGCCCAGCGTGATGATGAGCTGCAGGCCGGCGTTCACGGGCGGCACCCCTGTCGCGGGTTCTCCAGCCACCCCGAGCAGATGAGCACGATCAGGACGAACGGGATGCGCAGCACGGCGTTGTACCAGGAGTGGATGTCGCCGGGCAGCGGGATCTGCGTGCTGTCGGCCACGAGCGCGAGGAACCAGGACCGGGCGAAGCTGCTGATCACCAGCGTCGGCGCGAGGTAGAGCGAGATCCAGCCGGGGGTGTCGGTGTTCCACCAGACCGGTGGCCGGCGGCCGGCGACCGGCCAGGGGTAGGGCCGGGTCTCGTGCGGGCGGACGATGGCGAAGGCCACGGCCACGAAGCCGGTCGCGGCCCAGAACAGGCCGCGGACCAGCGGGTCGACGCTGAGGTGCCAGGCGCCGGCGATGTCGGGGACGGGCCGGCTGGCGTCGCCGTAGCCGATCAGGATGTAGGTGATGCCGAGGAGCATCATCATCGCTCCCCGGCGGCCCATGCGGGCCTTGGTACGGCACCACGGGCCGGGCTTGTGGTACCAGCGCTTGCCGGGCCAGGTCTGGTGCAGGTCGCCGTTGAGGGCGGGGCGTGGCCGCTTCTCGATCATGGTGTCCTTGCCGGTCGATGGGTCTCCCGAAAATCGACTGGCCACGGCCATCCTACGGGGCCGGCGGAGCCCCCGGGCCCGGCTCGGGAGCCGGCTGGGTGAGGGCGTCCTGCAGCTGCTTGATCTTGGCCCGCAGCAGCACGTTCTGCCACCGCTCGCGCTCTAGGTCGCCGCGGAGGATCTCCACCACGTCCGCAGCGTCCAGGTCCTCACCCACGGGCTCGCTCCTCGATCAGCACCCGGAGAGCCTCCCACATGATGCCCAGCATCGAGCCCTGGTCGACCGCGCCGGGCTGGCGGACGCCGCCTTCCATGACCGCCGGCCGGAGAATCTCGGGCGGCAGGTCCTCGTACATCGGGCCGAAGTGCCACTGGTCGGCGGCCTCGACGTCGGCGTTGTACTGCCAGCGCTTCGCCGGCGCGCGCCGGACCAGCTCGAGCACGTCGTCGATGGGGCCGATGCTGTGCTTGGCCGCCTGCTCGGAGACCACGGTGAAGGCCGAGGCCCGGATCGCCTTGTAGTTGTCGCCGGCCGAGTCCACCACCAGCACGGCGTCCAGGGCGCCCGAGAACCGGATGGCGGTGTCGTTGCCCGAGTCGTAGCCGTAGATCAGCGCCGACCGGGTCCCGCTGGAGTAGATGCCGAAGCGCTTGATGCCCAGGGAGTTGGACGACAGGGCGATGGGGGACAGGTGGTGGATGTCGCCGGCGCTGTTCGGGGCCTCGCGGGGTGGGTTGATCACCAGCCCGTTGGGGCCGTCGCCGCTGGAGGAGCCGAACTCGTTGTTGTCGAACCAGAGGTGCTGGCCGCCGGCGGCGCCGATCAGCAGGGGCGGGAACTCGTCGGCGTACCCGCCGTCGGTGGTGTTGGAGATGGTGACGTACCCGCGCAGGTTGACGCTGTGGTTGCCGTCCTCGGGGTAGGACCGGTTGAGCGGGTCGGGGTTCATCCCGCCCTTGATGCCGCCGATCAGCACTTGGCCGCCCTCACGGTTGAGCAGCAGCTGGCCGAAGTCGCCGGCGTTGCGCGACATGACCTCGTTGTCGTCGATGGCCAGGTTCTGCTGGTCGTCGTCGCCGATCTGGAAGCCGTGGCCGGTGGAGGTGTGGGTCAGGTCGCCGGTGGAGTAGATCCGCAGCTGGCCGAAGGCGCTGGACCACCAGGCCTTGAGGGTCGTCCCCTTGAAGAGCCGGATGCCCTGGTTGGTGAACTCGGTCCGGTTGCCGACGATGGCGGTGCGGATGGTCGGGGCCGTGATCACGAAGCCGTCGAGGCTGCCGACGGCGATGGAGTTGGCCGTGATCGCGCCGGCGGCGACCTTGGCCGCGGTGACCGCGCCGTCGGCGATGGTGACGGCCGAGGCCTGCCGGGTCATGGCCGGGAGCCGGATGGTGTTGGTCGCGGCGCTGGCCGAGCGGAACACGATGCCGGGGTTGACCAGGTAGACCCCGGCCGGCACCGTCCAGACCGCCGACGCGGTCGTGGTCGCGGTGGCCAGCACGGTGATGTCGGCCGTGCTGGTGATGCCCTGGGAGACCCCGGCCAGGTCGAAACCCTCCATGGTGAAGGCGACCTGGTTGGCGATGCTGGAGGTCACCGTGGCGACCACGTAGTACCGCTCCCCGGGGGAGACCTGGATCAGGTTGAAGTAGGGCGTCAGCGCGCCGGCGGAGGCCAGGGAGAGGCGCTGGGTCGGCGTGGTGGTGTTGACGAAGGCCCGGGCGGTCCCGTCGTAGGCCCAGCCGGACCCGGTCCGGCCGGCGATCACCGTGCTGTTGAGGAAGAGCGGGTCGGGCAGGCTGTTCTGGGCCAGGCCGACGGTGAGCCGGTCGGTCCGGATGGTGCCGGCCTTGATCCGGAGCCCGTCGAGCTCGCCGAAGGTGATCTTGCCCGCGTCCAGGTTGGCCAGCACGGCGTTGGCCAGGATCTTGGACACCCAGCTGCCGGTGATCCCGACGTACTCGTAGCCGTCCAGGTACTTCTCGGAGGAGGCGGCCTCGTCGTAGTTGTAGCTGTCCAGGTACCAGTCGGGGTGCACGGCGCCGCCGACGAACTCCCACTGCCCGATGATCTCCTGAGCGGAGTTGCGCTGGTACCAGGTCGACCCGCTGGGGTACTGGCCGACCGGCGGGCCGTTGGAGTAGATCACCCGGCTGATGCCGTCGGCCGCGACCTGCACGCTGGTCTCGACTCCGGCCTCGAGGTCGGCCTGGATGGCCTCCAGCTCGGCCTGGATGCCGGCGTCGGTGGCCGCCGAGACCACGGTGATGGGCACCAGGTCGGTGCGGGCTGACTCGTTCCCGCTCTTGTCGACCGCGGAGAGCTGGAAGAGGTACTGCTGGCCCGGGGTGAGCCCGCCGACCCCGACGTAGCCCCCGCCCTTCTCGACCCGGCCGATGAAGGCCGTCGCCCCCTGCTGCCAGACCCGGACGTGGTCGAAGTCCGGCGGCATGGTCCCGCCGCCGGCCGCGCGCCCGTCCCAGCGCACCGTGGCCGTGCCCAGCGCCGAGCTCGTAGTGGGCAGCGTGGGGATCGGGGGCGGCGTGGTGTCGGACTCGGTGACGACCACGACCATGGGGTTGGTCCAGGCGCTCACCGTGCCGGTGGAGGAGACCGCGCGGACTCGGATGTTCCAGGTCTCCAGGGGCGCCCGGCTGAGGATCTGGTAGTAGGACTGGGCCAGCCGGGCCGAGTAGGTTGGCTCGGCCTCGGTGCCGAGGTAGGCCTGCAGGTCGTAGCCGTCGACGATCAGCCCGTTGCCCTGGACGTCGACCCCGACGTCGGCCCAGTTGACCGTGATCGTGTTCCGGTAGAAGCCGGCCTCGTTGGGGGCCCCGATGCTGCTGGCCACCAGGCCGGCGGGCGTCGCCGGCACCCGGCCGGCCGAGGGCGGCAGGGTGGGGCTGGTGCCGGTGCCGCCGATGGTCGCCCCGCCGGTCAGGCTGCTCAGCTTGCGGGCCCGCTTGATCTCGGCCTCGGCGAACCGGTCGTTGACGACCAGGTCGACCTTGACCTTGCCGTCGGTCCCCCGGTCGATGTTGATCTGGCGGACCCGGTAGCGGTCGGTCGCCGGGTCGGCGCCCGCGGCGACCTCCTTGGGGCCGACGATGTAGTTGCCCGGGATGAAGTGGGCGAACGGCTCCCACTGGGTCTTGCCGACCTGCAGCTCCGCGGTGAGCTGGGACTGCTCGCCGGCACCGCGGGCGAAGCGCTGGACGGCCAGCGCGGACAGGGTGGTGGGGTCGGTCACCCCCGAGGCGGTGATGTAGTCCTGCCACTTCCCCCAGTAGACCGGCGGGGCGTAGCCGCTGGTGGCGTTGAGCTTCACGCCGCCGTCGCCCACCACCAGCGCGGTGTGGATCATCTCGTCGAGGTCGCCCTCGACCGGCAGAGCCTTGAGGTCGACCCCGGGCCGCAGGGTGACGGGCTTGGTCACCTCGAGGTAGGAGGGGTTGAACATTCGGAGCGTGCGGCCCTGGAAGTGCCAGTCACCCAGCCCCATGTCGGCGAGGTTGAACAGGATCGTGAAGTAGTCCAGCCCGGGCTCGAAGCCCAGGTCGGTGATGCTCTTCGCCCAGGGGTCGCCGTTGCTGTCGGTCGTGGCGGTGAAGTCGTAGGACATCCCGACCAGGCTGCCGCCGGCGGCCTTGTTCTCGTCGACGAGGGTCTTGATGATCTTGCCCAGGGTGCCGTCGAGCACCCGCTTCCCGTCAGCGTTGAGCCCGGTGATCTGCAGCTGCTTGGCCTTGCGCAGGAGGTGGCCGTAGCCCGGCATGGTGTAGCTGCGGATCTTGGAGTCCCCGACGAGCTCGCGGCCGCGCTTGATGCGCAGGTAGCGGCCGTTGGGCATCTCGGTCCAGGTCTCCCCGTCCAGGGAGTACTCGACCCCGACCTCGCACGGGGAGTAGAGCCGGTCGGCGTTCGGCATCTTGTCGCTGTAGGACAGCGACATGTTCGGCAGGTCGTTGTAGCCCGGCCCGAGCTTGTACTCCGAGGGGTGGGAGAGCGAGCCCAGCGGGGCTCCGTTGCTGGCGTAGGCGACCAGGCGGTAGCGCTGCTTCATGCGAAGTAGGACCTCCGGACTCGGAACTCGACCGCGGTGGTGCCGGCGGTGAAGCCGGTCGCCGCCACAGCGGCGATGTAGGACCAGCTGGCCGCGGGGAAGCCCGCGCCGATGCCGGGGGACAGGAAGAAGGCGCCGTCGCCGGACGTGGTCAGCCGGGACGAGACGTCGACGCCGCCGGCCATGGACCAGGTGTCGATGCTGCGGGCCACGGCGCGCAGGGTGGCCATCTCGATCAGGACCCACTGCCCGGCCGGGATCTCGCTCACCGCGGTGTAGCGCACCGAGCGGAAGGCGTTGCTGCGGTCCTGGACGGTCACCGTGCCGCCGGCGGCCACCGGGCCCTTGATCCGGATCATCCCGTCCGTGACCGGGGCGTCGGAGTCGGCCAGCACGGTGTCCAGCACCACGGTCTGGGGGCTGCCGGCGAGCACGGCAGGGGCTGAGGTGTAGTAGTTCGCGCTCATCCAGAAGGCGTTGAGGTTCTCCATGATCACGGTGATCCGGGAGGTCGCCTCGTTGATGCGCTCCTCGGCCACCGAGCCATTCATCTGGAAGCGGCCCTGCAGCTGGGCGTCGGCGCTGATGTCGAAGGTCGCGCCCGACCGGACGGCCGCGGCCAGCGGGGTGCGCTGGGGTGCGGCCACGACCAGGAGCTCGGGACGCTGGAACAACCCGGAGAGCCCCCGCATGTTGACCCGGTGATCGTCCTTGTCGGTGGAGGCGACGTTGATCACCCAGCTCTCGGTGGCCGTGCCGAAGTAGGACAGCTCGCCGTTGCCCGAGGTGTTGCCGTGGAAGCCGTACTCGGGGTCGGAGATGTAGGCCCGGGACACCTCGGGGAGCATCTTCGAGCGGGTGTAGTCGATGGACCACTCCCCCTGGGGGTCGCGCAGGGGGACGCCGTCGACGATCAGGTCTCGCATCTACCGATCCTCTCTCGGATGTTCGGGAGGTCCGGGATCATCCAGGACTCGCCCGTCGCCCAGATACGCATACAGGTATCTCAGGGCAGAAGTGCGTTTCACGCGCAAGCCACTACTCCCTATCATCCCGAACATCCCGAACATCCCGTTATCTACTCGAAGAACGCCCCGGCCAGCTGCAGCGACCGGTCGGTGTCCTTGGAGTCCCGCACGCGCTCGGGGTTGATGATCTTGATGTCCTGATGCACCGTCGGGCCGTTGCGCTCGAAGCTCGTGACCGGCACCGGGGTCAGCGGGCGCGCCCGGAGGCCGGCGACGTGGGGCGTCACCGCGGTGCGGCCGGCCACCCCGGCCATGGCCTGCTCCAGCGCCTTGTACTGGCTCTCGATCCCCTCGACGAAGCCCTCGATGCTGAACGACCCCAGCCCGGCCATGACCCGGCTCGGGGAGTGGATCTTGAGGGCCCGCTTGATCGCCCGGGACAGCACGTTGGCGATGTGCTCGGCCTGGGCGATCAGCTGCTTCTCCCGGGACTTGAGCCCGTTGACCAGCCCCTGGGCCGCCTGGACGCCGGCGCCGTAGAACTGCTTGGCCACGGTGGTGCCGACGTTCTTCCCCTGCTGGGTCAGGTTGGCCTGCAGCCCGTTGACCTCCTTGATGGCCGCCTTCCCGCCGTCGGCCAGCGCCCGTGCCGTCTCGTACCCGGCGTCCGGGCCGGCCGCCAGGATGTCGGACAGGCTCTGCTTGTTCAGCCCGAGCTTGCGCAGCTTGGCCACGTAGGAGGCGAAGCGCTGGGCCTTGACCAGGGCGTCCCGCATCCCGGCGATGATCGCGCCGGCCGAGGTCTTCCCGTTGGTCTCGAACTTGGTCACGTTGCCGATGGCGGTGAAGGAGTCCTGGACCTGCTTGGCGTAGTCGTCGCGGAGCTTGATCGCGTCCTCGAGCTTCGACTTGGCGGCCTTGAGTTTCTCCGCCGTCTTCTCCCGCGACTTGGCCAGGGCCAGCAGCTTCTTCTCGGTCTTGCCGATCCGGTCGATCAGCCCCTTGCCGTTGCCCTTGACCCCCTTCTGGTCGAAGTAGCGCTGGACCAGGTTCGACATCTTCTGGCTGGCGGCCTTGACCTTGGACGCCGAGCCGTTCAGCCCCTGCACGAAGCCGTCGCCGACGTAGCGGCCGATGTCGCGGAAGACGGTCGAGGGGGAGTGGATACCCAGGGCCGCGGTCGCCGCGCTCCGGGCCACGCTGGCCAGCTCCTGCACCTTGGCCCGGGCCGCCCCGATCATGCCCGAGATGCCGTTGATCAGGCCCTGGACCACGTTGCGCCCGGCCGAGATCAGCCAGCTGGCGGCGCCGGCGAAGGCGCCCACCACCTGGCTGTGGATGCTGCGCACGATGCCCATGAAGCGCGACACCGCGCCGCTCACCGCAGACGCGATGCCGTTCCAGGCCGAGATCGTGGCCGAGCGGGCGGCGTTCCAGGCGGAGGTGATGGCCGAGCGCACCGCGCCGGAGACCGAGGAGACCACGGCGCGGACCCGGTTCATGGCCGAGGACACGGCGGAGGCGACCGCGTTCCAGACCGGGGCGGTGGCGGACCGCACGGCGTTCCAGGCCGCGACCACCACCGAGCGCACCGCGGCGCCGGCCGAGCTGGCGATGGACCGGATCCGGGACCAGGCCGCCGAGACCACCGAGGAGATGGCCGACCACGCCGCGGCCGTCGCCGAGCGGACCCCGCCCCAGGCCGCAGCCACCACGCCGACCACGGCAGCCACCGCGGCCGCCGTCGCCGCCCGCACGGCCGCCCAGGCCGTGGTCACCGCGGTGCGCACCAGCGTCATGCCGGCCGTCACCACGCCGGCGACCGCAGCCAGCCCGGTGGTCACCGCGCTGCTGATGGCGCCCCAGACGGCGCTGGCGGCCGCCGTCAGCCCGTTCCAGAGGTTGCTCCAGAGCACCCGCACGGTGGCGACCGTCACGGCGAAGGCCAGGTAGAGCAGGGCCAGGCCCAGCTTCACGACGTCGACGACCAGGCCGATGGCGTTGGAGACCAGCTGGCCGAACGAGCTGGACCAGAACGAGCTCCACAGGGCCCCGACCACCGCCAGGCCGGTGGTGATCGCCGTCGAGATGGCCGTCAGCGCGGTGGTGATGGCCGTGCGGACGGCGGTGAACACGGTCACCACCACGTTGCGCACGGCCGAGAACGCGGTCGTGAAGAAGCCGGCGATCCCGGCCAGCCCGACCTGGATGCCGTTGCTGATGCCGGCCACCGCGGTCGTGATAAAGGACCAGACCGCGGTGAAGACGCCGACCACCACGGACCGGACGGCCCCGAAGGCAGCCACGAAGAAGCCGCCGATGGAGGCCAGCACCGACCCGATCCGGGCGGCCCCGCTCGAGGTCGCGTCGGCCGCGCCGGTCATGCCGTTGACCACGCCGGCGACGAAGGAGGCGATGGCGGTCACCACGGTGGTGACCCCGCTCACGACCGCCGTGAGGGCCCCGAGCAGGCCGCCCAGCAGGATGGCGATGAACTTCACCACGGCCGGCAGCACGGTGCCGACGATCACCGTGGCGATCCTGATCAGGGAGACCAGCATCCCAGCCGCCAGCGACACCCCGGCGATCACCGCGGCGCCGGCGGCCTTGAGCAGGAAGACGCCGAACTGGCGCAGGTAGGGCACGAGCGGGGCGAGCGCGGTCCCGAGCTGGCGGAAGGCCGGCAGGAGCTGCCCCTGGGCGGCCGCAGAGATCTTGGACCAGGCCGACAGCAGCTGGCCGCCCAAGGCCTTCCCCGCGGCCCTCAGGGCCGGCAGGAGGCGTCCGGTGAAGGCCTGGGCCAGTTGCGCCAGCGCGGCGCCCACGGGCCGCACGGCGACGCCCAGGCGCTCCACGAAGCCGATGAAGCCGTCCGAGGTGACGTCTCCCTCGCGGAAGGCGTGCATGAAGGCGTAGAGCGCCATCTGGGCGTAGTTCAGGGCCTTGAGGAAGCCGCCCTGCACCGCCCGGGCGATGCCGTCGACGAGGCCCCGGAACCGCTCGCTGTGCTTGTAGAGCAGCACCAGCGCGGTCACGACCAGCGAGATGGCCAGACCGATCGGTCCGAAGACCACTCCGGCCACCGCCCGCAGCGCCAGGAACACCCCGGGGATGCGGGCCAGGATGCCGATGATCCGGAGCGCGATGGCTCCGAAGCGGCCGAACACCGCCCCGGCCCGGGCCAGGGTCGCCCCCAGGGCCGCGACCACGCCGGCCCCCGACCGGAACACCGCGAAGCCCGAGGTGAAGATCGAGAAGATGCTCTTGAGCGCGGCGAAGCCGAGGAACTTGGTCAGCAGCAGCGCGATGGGGCCGATCAACGTCAGCAGGGTGCCGACCAGGGCAGCCAGCACGGCCCCGACCGAGGCCATGATCGCCAGGAAGCGCTGCACCCCGGCCGGGGCGTTGTTGAAGGAGTTGACCACCGAGGTGATCACGTCGACGATCTTGCGGGCGATGGGCAGGAAGACCGAGCCGATGGTGATGGCCGCGGTCTCCAGGGCCCCGCGCAGCTGCTCGACCGAGCCCCGGAAGTTGTCGAGCCGGGTCGAGGCGACCTGGGCCGCGGTCACCTTCGACATCGACGCGGCCATCTTGTCGAAGCCGCTGGCCCCCTGGTCGGCGAAGACCGCGGCGGCCCGGATGGCGTCGGAGCCGAAGAGCAGCTCGAGGGTCTGGAGCTTCTGCTCCTTGGTCATCCCGGCGGTGGCCTTGGCCAGCTCGCCCTGGATGGAGGCGAAGTCCTTGGCGTTGCCCTGGGCGTCGAAGAACTGGTTCTTGAGCACGCCCAGCTCGGACCCCAGCCGCTGGGTCTCCTTGTTGTTCTTGGCCGTCCCGACCTCGGCCCCGCCCGACTCCTCGACGTACTTCGAGATCGCCGCGCGAACGTCGTCGTAGCTCTTGGAGACCGGCTTGATCCCCTTCGCGGCCAGCCCGTCCAGGGCCTTCTGGCTGCCGACCGACACCAGCCCCAGCCGCTTGAACGCCGAGATCTGGTCGTTGGTCGTGGGGATCAGGTTCTGCAGGAAGGTCTTGATGGAGGTGCCGGCGTCCGACCCCTTGATGCCGGCCTGGCCCATCTCGGCGATGGCCACGGCCAGGTCGTCGAAGTCGATCCCGGCCAGGTGGGCCACGGCCCCGCTCTGGGAGAGGGACTGCCCGAACTGCCCGACGTCGATGGCCGAGGCGTTCGCGGCGCCGGCGATGGTGTCGGCCACCGAGGCCATGTCCTGGCCGGTCAGGTTGAAGGCGTTGAGGGCGTTGGAGGCGATGGTGGCGGCCTCGGGCAGCGAGACCCCGCCGGCGGCCGCCAGGGCCACCGTGGCGTCCGCAGCGCCGTTGAGGGTGTCCTCGACCGAGACGCCGGCCTTGATGATCTCCTCGATGGCCGAGGCGGCCTCTGAGGCGCTGTAGGTGGTGTCGGCGCCGATCCGCAGGGCGGCCTTGGAGATCTTGCCCATCTGGGCCTCGGTGGCTCCGGAGACGGCCTCGATCCCGGAGAGCTTCTGCTCGAAGCTCGCGGCGCTGTTGATGGCCAGCGCGAAGCCGCCGGCCGACGCCGCGCCGACCGCCTGCAGCTTGGTGCCGAGCTCCTCGACCCGGGACACCTTGTCCTGGATCGCCCCGAAGAAAGCGTCCGCCGCGGCCTCGGCCATCTGGAAGCCCTTGGCCGCCCCGGAGCCGTCGATCTCGATGCGGCCCGAGGCGGTGCCGAGGTTCGCTCCAGCCATCCCTGAATGCCTATCTGCTAGCCGGGTCCTTGAATCTGGTCGTGCGGCTGGCCTTGGCTTCTGGGATCCACTTGGCGAGGAGGCGCTCGGCCTTCCCCGCCCTTTCTTTGTCGGTCTTCGCCTTGATGTTCTCGAGCGCGGCCTGGAGGGCCGAGCCGAAGATGGAGACGGCCCGGTCGAAGCAGAACGCCGCGACCGGGTCTTCTACGTCGTAGAGGTCACTCGGCCGGGTCGACCATTCCTTCGACAGCTGATAGGCCGCCCAGAGATTCGCCGAACTGCTCACGAAATCGGACGAGGTCGGCGCTACCCCCGGAGGCGTAGTTGAACGTGAAGATCTTGTCCTCGATGTCGATCTCGTCGGCGTAGAGGGTGGCGTCGTCCCGCTCGGCCTCGGGGACGTCGGTCCCGTCGACGACCCGCGGCCGGACCCAGGTGCGGACAGTGATCTTGTCGAACACCTCCAGCATCGCGCGGACCTTGCTCGGGTCCTGGGCGAGCTTCGCGCCGTCCTCCGCGGTCATGCCCTTGCCGGAGTCCACGGCCTTCTGGGCGATCCCGGAGAGCTCGTCCCCGAGCAGGCCCTCGGCCATCAGCTGGGTGAGCCCCAGGCGCCGGAGGGCGATGGTCTTGCCCGAGGGCAGCTCGACCTCGATGGCCGGCTGCTTGAAGTCGGCGACCGAGGCGACCTCGGCCCGCCGCGCGGGGTTGCCGCTCCGCGGGGCGGCCTTCTTGCGGGGTGCAGATGTTGGCATCCGTGTGCTCCTATCTGTGGTCGGTCAGACCTAGGCGATGGCCGCCGCGGTCTCGTTGTGGACGAAGCGGTAGAGCTCGCCCACGAAGGCGGTCGTCTTGGACGGCAGAGCCGACCCCGACGCCGCGGTCAGGAAGAAGCCGCCGTCGCTGAACTCGCCCGAGACCTCCTCGGTCGACTTGCAGCGGTGGAGGATCGTGTGGAAGTCCCCACCCGACTCCGACATGGCCTGGCCCTCGACCTTGAACTCGGGCCGGGCGTCCGTCGCCAGCTTCTTGTAGGTCTTGACCTGGGACGGGGTGACGCCGCTGAGCGTCACGGTGCCGCCGTTCAGGACGACCAGGGCCTCCAGCGAGATGCCGCCGGACTCCAGCTCCCAGCTCACGGCCGGGCCCGATCCGCGCGTGGCGACCACCTGGTCGTCACCGCGGAGCTCCTCGAACTCCTCGCCCTCCTCGAAGGAGAGCGTGCGGGCGTTCGGGAGGTCCACGGAGGTTCCGAGCACACCGGCGGACGTCACCGGGGTGATCTTGATGTCTCGGATTCCGTAGGGGAGCGACTCATTCAGAGCCATGACTCCCACCTACCTTTCTTGTCGCGGGGTCCTTGAACTTGCTCGTTGCCAGGAGGACGCCGCTGACGGTCGAGAACTGGTGAATGACTACCGTCCCCGGCCGCCGGTCCGCGCAACGGTCAGACCTGCACTTCACCTCGAGGACGCCATCCCCGAGGATCCCGAACAGGATCCGGCTGTCGCATCGGAGCTCTACAACCACGCGAGATCCTACGTGGTGGCCGTGGTCGTGCTGGTCGAACGCCGACCGCGCGTGGTGGTGGCCGCGGCGTCGCCGTCCCCGGCCGCGCCGTCGGCGCTCTCCTCCGCCACCTGGGCCTCCGCGGTGTCGGCCGCGGGCTGGCCCTCGGGCTCGGCCGCAGTGGCCTCGATCTCGGTGACCTTGAAGTCGGAGTCGCCCTTGAAGTAGTCCAGGGCGGTCGAGTCCAGGTCGTCGACGAGGACGGTGTGGCGGTTGTCCAGGCCCCACCTGAGGTCCTCGGCCAGGACGAAGCCGGCGCCCTTGGCCTCCTTGACCGAGATGGTCCGGGTGTGCTGGGTGGGCCCGGTGTACTTGAGCTGGTGCTGCGTCACGCTGATCTCCCTACGAGGTTGTACGCGCTCATGCGCGTGATGCCGTGGAACTCCTCGGCCGGCAGGTCCGCGGAGTCGTTGGTCCAGTCCACCACAGCGATGTGCTCGCTGCCGTCGTCCAACGTGTGGGGGCCCGGGCGCAGCCGGGCGCGGACGGCCAGCAGCAGCCGGTCGATGCGCAGGTAGGAGCCCGGCTCGTCGTAGACCCACACCTCGAGCCCCGGGCGGCCCCGGCCGCTCGGCGTCGGGCCGGCGAACGTCAGCCGGTGCACGAGGAACGGGAACGGGGGCTGGTCGGTGAGGTCGGACCCCTGGATGATCTGCGCCGGCGGGAGCAGCACGGGGTCCACCGACTCCAGGACCTGCTGCACCAGCCGCCTCACAGCCGGTCCAGGAGGTTGTGGTACTGGCTCATCACCCGCGGCCCCATGACCTCGATGGTCGGGCCGATGATGGCGTACTTCCCGGCCCAGCGGACCTCCAGCCAGATGCCGTAGGAGACCGAGTGGTAGACCACGATCCCGACGTTGTCGCCTTCGTCGTAGGGCTGGGCCATCAGCCCGTTCCGGGCGTTGCCGGTGCGGTCGGTCCAGGGGGCGTTCACTTTGGCGTAGTTGGCCACCTCGGGCGCCATGCGGTTCGCGGTGGCCACCGAGGCCTTGCGGACCAGCGCGGGCCCGTTGCGGAGCTTGCGCAGGAACTCGTCCTTGCTGGAGTCCCAGACCACCTGGGCGAAGGAGGGCATCAGCTCAACTTCTTGCCGCGGACGACGTCGGCTTTGGACTCGTACGCCGGGAACTCGTGCACCGAGCTCACCTCGTAGTCGTAGCCGCGCCAGGCGAAGTGGTCGCCCTTGAGGAAGGCGAAGTCGTTGTTGGTCATCACCACGTACCGCGGGGTCTCATGCGTGCCGGCGGCCGTGGTCGCCAGCTGGTCGGTGGAGTTGCGGGACTGGGGGATCAGCCGGCAGACGCGGTCGGCCGCCAGCTCCTCGCCGGCGTCGACCCGGCCGCCCGCGCCGTCGCTGACGCGCCGGGGGCGGTAGATCTGCAGCTCGACGGGATCCGCGGCCACGAAGGCGTCGGTGATCTCCTCCTGCAGGCGCTGCTCCAACGTGGTGGTCATCGCTGGATCGCCCGGGTGCGGGCCATCGACGTCGTGACGCCGGCGGGGGCCTCAGCGGCCGCCAGGGCCTGGTAGCGCGACGCCAGGTTGGTCGCCTGGGTGTGGATGAGGCTCATCTTGCGCGAGGAGCCCGACTCGGTCACGTCGACCAGGTGCGCGGTCTCGGACGCGCGCTTCGCCCAGAGCCGGGCCAGCGCGCCGTTGAAGCCCAGCTGGTCGATGAGAGCCCCAAGGGCCCCGTCGTCCTCGTCCACTTCGGGACCGAGGTCGCGGAGCCCCTGGAGCTCGTCAACGGTAGCCATCGTGCTCGGCTACTCCTGCCCGCCGTCGCCGGTGTCCAGCGTCGCCGAGGCCGGGGTGGCCCCGCCGTCCGCGTCGCCCCGGGGCTCGGTCGGGGCCTCGGTGCCGAGCACCCCGGCCACCGCGCCCTCCGCCTCGCGCGAGACGGTGGCGGTCACGCCGTCGTTCACGTCGGCGGCCTGCAGCACGGCGATCAGGGTCTTCTTGGTCCCCTTCGCCGGCAGCCCGCGGCTGACCGCGAGCTTGCGCACGTCGGGCAGCCCGAGCGCGTCGTAGTTGGTCACGACCGCGGCCTCGTCGCCCTCACCCGCGGGGGTGATCTCGGGGGCGGGGTCGGGGTCCAGCGCCTCGGCGATGCGCTCGTCGATGTCGGTGACGCCCTGGAGTCGGGCCTCGGTCATCATCCACGGGCGGTCCTGCATGTAGAGGGCGTCGTCTGCGGACAGGTTGTCCACGTCCACCTTGCGGCTCATGCTTCCTTCTCTCTCAGGTTCAGAGGCCTAGCGGGGGCCGGCTCCCAGGTCGAGGCCAGTCGACAAATCACCGGCCCCCGCTAGGGGTTCTGGGTCAGGTCAGATGACCGGCCGGTCGTAGGTACCGGAGGCCTTGACCTGCATGACGACCGCACCGCCGCGCTGGCGGATGCCGGTCCCGAAGGCGCGCTGGTAGAAGCTGTCGATCAGCGGGTAGTCGGGCGTGGCGCCCTTGACCAGCCGCAGACCGCGCAGCGCGGTGTTGGAGTGCTCGCGGATGCCGACCGGGTTGTTGAGGTTCGCCCGGCCGCCCGTCCCGATGCCGACCATGTAGGTGGGCGGGAACAGGTCGTCCTCGACCACGAGCCACTCGCCGTAGGAGCCGATGGCGGTGAGGCCCTGGTAGGACCCCTGGGGCTGGCCACCGCCGAACAGCTGGACGTCGAGCGGCAGGTAGGCCGCCGGCGTGCCGGCCGCGGGGATGAAGTCGTAGGTCGACCCCGTAGCCACTCGGAAGCCCCGGATGGTCATGCCCTCGCGGTGGTTGACCAGCAGGACGTGCCGGACGCCGTTCTCGCGGGAGTAGCCCTTGGAGCGCATCTTCTCGTACATCGCGTCCAGGTCGCCCGAGTCGACCGTGGCCGCGCCCGAGACCAGGTAGTGGGTCTCGGTCCCGTCGAAGACGTTGCTCTTGTACCGCGGCGGCACCGTGCCGTCGCCGTTGTAGAGCGGGTAGACCGGCACCAGCTGGTCGTTGATGTTCGCCTCGCGGTTGCGGTTGTCGAAGATGGCGTTCATCACCTTCGAGAACACCAGCTGGTTGTCCGCCTCGAGCGCCATCTGGTTGATCGCCTCGACCTGGGAGCGCGGCGCGTCGGCCAGGAACTTCCAGGTGAAGCGCGCGGCCAGGTCGTACCACTTGAAGTCGTACCCCAGGTTGAAGTACGAGCCGGTCGGGCGCAGCCCACGGGGCTCGCCGTACTCCGACGCCTCCTCGAAGGCGCCCGAGCTGATCTGCGGCACGCGCTCGATCAGGTCCGTGACCGGGAACGTCAGCAGGTCGACGATGGCCGTCCGCTGGGCGTTCTGGGCCTGCACCGAGGCTGAGAACTCGTTCCAGATGCTGTTGAGGTCGAAGCCGTCGACCGTGGCGGTGATCAGGTCCGCGGCGGCGTTGTAGCCCGAGGGCACGTTGCCCCGGATCACGAAGTTGGCCGGGTTGGTCAGGAAGCTCACAGCCGCACCACCAGACGGTCAGCCTCCACCGTGAAGCCGACGTAGGCCCCGGTGTTGGTCGTGGAGATGACGCCGGTCGTCGCGTCCGCGAAGTACTTCTGCCCGGGCACCAGCCCCGCGCACTCGACGATGTCGGCCAGGACGAACATGTCCGCCCGGGTCCCCGCCTTGTAGTTGGTCTTGTCGGCGATCAGGACGCCGATGACGCCGGACTGGCCGCCGCCCCTCACGGTGAGCCCCGCCGCGTTGATCCCCACACCGAGGGGCTTGCCCCAGTCGGCCTGAGCGATGTCAGCAGCGAGGGTCCCGCGGACGACGCCGACTGCCGAGTCGGTCTTGTCCACACGAGCCATGTAGCTCGAACTCCTCTAGGTCTTGGTGGCGACCCCGTCTCAGACGTGGCCGCGCAGTGCCGGATACTTCTTGGCCAGTGACGCGGTGTCGAGCCCGTTGCCCGGAGGCGGGGGAGCCTGAGGAGGCGTTCCCGATCCCGGCGGCGGGTCCTTCGGCGGCGCTGGTGCGGCGTCCGTCTTCACCAGGTACGCCTTGTCCTTGGCGAGCTTGGTGATGGCGGCCTTCACGGCGTCCGGGTTCTTGATCGTCCCGTCGTCCGCGGTCTCGACTGCGGAGAGGTCGGCCAGCGCCAGCGCGTCGGCCGGGCTGTGCCACGTCACCGTGTTCTCGATCAGGAAGGCGTTCTGGAGCGAGAGCCGGCGGTTGGTCTCCACCAAGGAGTCGGCCTGCTGCTGCTTCGCCGCGAGGTCCCTCTGGGTCCGCTCGGCATCGCTCAGCTTCTTGCGCTCTTCCTCAGCATCGGCCGCAAGCCGTTCATTCAGCTTTCGCTCCGCCTCCTGCCTCGCGGCGTAGTGGCGGTCCCTCTCTTCGGTCAGAGACTTGACCCTTGCCTTCGGGTCCCTGATCTCTTCCTCACCGTCCCCAGCGCTGCTGGAGCCGTTCCCTGCTGCGGCACTACCGCTGTCGCCCCCGGCCGGCGGAGTCCCCTCAGGCGTCCCCGCGGTCCAGCCGCAGACGGTGAAGTTCCTCCAGGACGGGGGTTCGAGGCGCAACCTCGAGGTGCTGTGCACGTAGATCCTCCTGGCGTGACGAATGGTACCCCAGACCCTAGCCGCCGCCGAGACGTTCGCCGGCAGACCGGATCACCGCGGCGAGCCCGTTGAGCAGCGCGACCGTGCCGGCGTCGCGCGCCAGGGCCGAGACCCGGGGCAGGGTGTAGCGGTCCTCGTCGAAGACGCCGACCGTCTGGACCTGCTCCAGGTAGTTGTCGTAGGCCCCCGAGTGCATCCGGCGGTAGAAGGTGGCGTTGTCGTGGGTCTCGGTCGTGATGTAGCAGAGGCAGTGGGGGTGGGGCTTGGAGGGCACGTCGGTCTTGCGGTAGACGCCGTGGCGGGCCATCTCGTTGCAGACGTCGGGCCGGCCGTGGCTCCCCGAGAGGTGCCAGCGGTAGCCCTCCACCCAGGGCATCTCGCGGGTGTAGCGGATCTGGGTCTGGTGGAAGGCGTTGTTGATCTCGGTCCTGGCCAGCCGGGTCGCCGCGTAGCTCGCCCCGCCCGGGGTCCGGGGGTCGATGAAGTGCTCGACCCGCGCGGCCAGCTCGCGCGCGCTGAGCCCGCGCAGCAGCCCCTTGGCGATCTCCCGGTCGACCTGGCCGCTGAGCAGCACCGTGCTGCGGTAGACCCGCCGGGACAGCTGGACCAGGTTCTCCTCGCGGCTGACGTAGGCGTCCACCCCGGCCTGGGCGGTGTAGCGCAGCGTCCGCTGCAGGTCGCGGTGCTCGGTGCCGAAGGGGCGCTGCAGGAACGTCATGGACTCCAGGGCGGCGGCCGCGGCCTGCTTCTCCCCGAAGATGATCATGGACCCGGTGTTCTCCATCAGGTCGCGCATCGCCAGGTGCAGCTGGCGCGTCACGAGGCGCTGCTGGGCGGCCCGGGACTGGCCGGCGAAGGCCGGGCCAGCCGCCAGCCGCTCGGCGTCCCTGGAGGCGTCCCTGGCGGCCTCAGCGAGCAGCCGCAGGATCGCCTGGTCGGTCTTCACCGTGGCGCGGGCGAAGGTCTTGATCGGCGCCTCGCCGGGGACCACCCGGTAGCGGCGCCCGGTGCGCCACTGCGAGGCCAGCCCGCGGGTCACCTCGCGGATCGCCGAGGCCACCGGGTAGAGGATCCGGGCCTGCCCCGGGGTGATCCGGCCGAGCGCCACCAGGACCTTGATCGTCTCGGGGCTGATGATGCCCTCGCTCATCAGCAGCGTGCGGGCTGCCCAGCCCTCGTAGCTGTGCGCGGCCGCGGTCTTGCGCCAGACGCCGGCGCCCAGCTGCTGCAGCGAGCGGGCCAGGGCGAAGCGCTCGGGGCTGATCACGCCGGCGCGCACCAGGTTGCGGAGCAGCTTCTCCGAGAACAGGTCGTCGAAGGCCAGCGTGAGGACGTCCCAGACGTCGTCGAGCTTGCGGGTCTCCCCCAGCGTGGCCCGGATCGTGCGGCCCGTGGAGATCACCGAGCGCAGCACCTGAGCCCGCGCCACCGACGCCGCCAGCATCTCCCGGATCACCGCGGCGTCCCCGGAGGAGAGCCGGGTGCGCTGGCGCCCGAACCGAGCGATGGAGCCGTCGGTGCCCTCGGGGAACAGCAGCAGGATCTGGCGCAGGCCGGCAATCTGGTCGTTGTCCAGAGCCCGGATCCACGACACCATCTCGGGGGAGAAGATGTCGTCGAAGACCATCGCCATGCGGGACCAGGCGGTCTCGTTGGTCAGGGTGCCGGGGATCACCCGGCCGGCCGCCCGCAGCAGCACCCGCAGGATGTGCGCGTCCTTCGCGCTGACCAGGTTCAGCCCGGTCAGGACCTGCATCACCCGGACCGAGACCAGCTCGGGGGCGACCAGGGCCAGCCGCTGCAGCAGCGAGCGCCCGCGGGGCGCCTTGACCCGGGCGTGCTCGGCCGCGGCCTTCCGGTAGATGTCGTAGAGCCCTGGCGGCAGGATGTCCTTCTCCAGCAGCGCCTTGAGGAACGGCCCGTGCACGGCGAGCTCGGGCACCACGACGAAGAGCCGGCCCAGGATGAACCGGTCGTCCACTAGCTGGCCGGCTCGTCAGCGGCCGGGTCGTCAGCGCCGTCGCCGGCCTCGTCCTCCAGCCGGCCGTCGCCCTGGCCGCCGAGGGCGTCCTGCTCGCGCTGCAGCCGGGCCGCAGCCTCGGCCTCGAGCTCGGCCATCAGCGCCTTGGGGTCGCCGAGGTCCAGGCCCAGCTCGTTGAGCTTCACGATGTAGAGCCGGGTCGGGATGATCCCGTTGACGTAGAGGTCCTGCAGCCGGGCCAGCTGCTTGTCGACGTCGACCGGCAGCTTCGGCCCGACCACCGGCTCGACCCCGATCCCGTCGGGGATCGTGATGCTCTCGTACTCCTGGAACCAGGCCTTGAGGTCGTACATGAACTGCTTGAGCTTGGACAAGATCCGGTCGTCCTTGCGGCCCGACTCGTCGAAGATCGGCCCCATCCGGATGGCCAGGGCGATCCCGGACTCGGCCACCGTGGTGTCGACCTGGCCCAGGGCGACGTCGCTGATCCCGCTCGTCGACTCCGCCGAGTCGACCAGGAAGCCGATGTGGTCCTGGCTGGCGCTGACGTCGGTGACCCCCGACACCCGGGAGAACTGGTCGGCGGCCTTGCCCGGCCCCGAGAGCGTGACCACCCGGCGGGGCCCGAGCACGGGGTCGACCTCCTCGCCGTCCTCGTTGACGAACTTCGCGCTGGAAACGTAGAGCCCCAGGCCCTGCATGGCCAGGGCCACGTCCTCGTCGGTCGCCGCCTGGTTGATCGCCATGAAGAGCCGCTCGAAGCCCTCCAGCTCGCTGACGCCGTAGACCTCGCCCACCTCGCCGCGGTTGCGGAAGTGGTAGATGGGCAGCGCGGTGATGTTGGGGATCTCGACCATCGGCACGTCGGTCCGGAAGACCTGGATCTTGGCCGGGTCCTCCCAGTCCTTGGTCTCCAGGATCATCGAGTCGTACTGGATCGGGGTCTCGTAGTTCGGCACCGCCGGTGGCGGTGCGTAGGCCGGGTGCACGGGGTCGGTGACCTTCACCCAGCGCTGGCGCTTGATGTACTCCTTGGTCGAGTCGGGCATCCCGGCCTCGCCCTTGTCGTTGAGGTAGATCCGCTCGACGACCATGCACCCCGAGATCCGCTGGCCGTCGGCGGGGTCGCGGCGGGCGTGGTAGGTGCCCGGGTCGATGAAGCGCAACGTCAGCCGGGAGCCCTCGGGCTTGTTGGGGTCGCCCGAGACCATCAGGCAGAAGTCGCCCTGGGCGATCCCCATCTCCATGGCGTCGCGGAAGTTGGCGAAGAACTCCTCGCGGTTGAACAGGTCGCCGTAGGCGGTGATGACCTGCAGCTGGTCCTCGGGCGTGACCGCCGGCGCCTCGGCGCCCCCGACGCTGATGGCCACCGGCGCGAAGCCCAGGTCCCGACAGGTGTACCGCGCCATCGTCCGCACGATGCGCTTCGCCGAGGGGATGTAGACCGGGTTCTCCTCGTCGTCACGGAGGGTCACCTTGAACGTGGTGGGGTCGTTCTTGAACAGGGCCTTGTAGAACTCGTAGGAAGCCAGGCGCGCCCCGTCGGTCGCGTTGATCCAGCCCGGCGGCGTGCCGTAGAACTCCTGGGCCGTGGTGTAGAGGGGCACGTCCGCTCCTATGCTGACTTAGCCCGGCGGACGGTCGCCGTCCCGGGCTTGTGGACCTCGGAGGCGTAGTGGCCGGCGAAGAACCGGCCCAGGGCCTCAGGGGCGTGGTCGTCCTTCTTGAGCGGGTTCTCCGCGTCGTTGAGCTCGCTCTTCGTGTCAGGGTAGCGATAGTCCTGCATCTCCCTGATCGTGTTCGTGCAGGAGTGGTCGAAGAACAGCCGGGGCGCCCGGTCGGGGTGCCCCTCCTCGAGGTAGTCCGGCCCGACCTTGAGCCAGCGCCTGATCATGTCGACCCGGTCGAGGATCAGGCCACCCGTCCCGCCCGCGCCGGCGACGCCCCAGGCGTTGCTCAGCACGGTGGTCGAGCCCGGGT